ATAAAAGTAAACCTAAAAAATTACTACAATATAACAGAATTTTTTAATATATTAATGAATAATATCACAATATCTATTATAAAAATATTAAATGATTTATACAGTTGTCAAATTATTATAAAGTTATGCTTCTGGTTATTAGAATATAATTTTAGTAGGCAAAGATAATAGTAATTACTGCTTAGAAAAATTAAAAAAAGATACAAAAAAGTATCTCTCATAGACATAATATATCCATTATAATGGAGGCTGTTGAGACTATACAGAAATGGGTGATATATGGTAATATAATGCTTATTAGAGAGTTAAATAAATAATATAAGAATAGATAAAAAGCTTTCACATAGTGATAGTTTTTACAGTATAAAAATTAAATTATAATGGGAGATAAATTATGCATAAGACAATAGGAATATTAGCACACGTAGATGCAGGTAAAACTACCTTTGCAGAACAAATATTATATCATACAAAAAGTATTAAAATTAGAGGAAGAGTAGATCATAAGAACTCTTTTTTAGATAATCATAAAATTGAAAAAGAAAGAGGAATAACAGTATTTTCAGAGCAGGGAACCTTTAATTATAAAGATTCTACATATTATCTTATAGATACTCCAGGACATATGGATTTTTCATCAGAAATGGAAAGAGCTATTCAGGTTATGGATTATGCTGTAATTATAATAAGTGGAGTTGAAGGAATACAAGGCCATACAGAAACAGTATGGAATCTTTTAAGAAAACACAATATTCCTGTTCTTTTTTTTATAAATAAAATAGATAGAGTGGGAGCAAATGCTGAAAATGTAATTGAAGATATAAAACTTAATTTTACTAAAAAGGTTTGTTTTATTGATAAACCATTAAATAGTGATGAGCTTTCACCTGAGATTATAGAATTTATTGCAGAGCAGGATGAATATCTTTTAGAGAAATATTTAGAAGATAATTATGAAAAAGACTTATGGTTAAAGTCTATGAAAAAACTTATTAAGAAAAGTGAGCTTTTCCCTTGTTTTATAGGTTCCGCATTGCAGGATATAGGAATAGAAGATTTTTTAGAAAACCTACATGTTTTAACCTATACAGAATACAATGAAGAAGAAAAATTTAGTGGAAGAGTATATAAAATACGACATGATGAACAAAACAATAGATTAACTTATATAAAGGCATTAAGTGGCAGCTTAAAGGTAAAAGAGGAGATAGCCTTACCTAATATTGAAAATGATTTTTGTGAGAAGGTTAATGAAATAAGAATATATAATGGAGATAAATATATAAGTGTAGATAAAGCTGAAGCAGGACAGATTTTTGCAGTAACGGGCTTAAGTTCTGCTAATGTAGGTGATGGAATTGGAACTTTAAAAGATAAAGCTACATATAATATGGTTCCAACTTTGAAATCAAAGGTTATATTTGATGAAAGCTTAAATGTAAAGGATGTTTTAAAGTATTTTAAAATTTTAGAATCAGAAGATCCTTCTTTAAATATAATTTGGGATGAAAAATTTCAAGAAATCCAGGTTTACATTATGGGTGTTATTCAATTAGAAGTGCTAAAGAATTTGATGGAAGAAAGATTTAATATATCAATAGATTTTGGCCCTTGTGAAATATTATATAAGGAAACTATTTTAGATACAGTAATAGGTTATGGCCATTTTGAACCTTTAAAACACTACTGTGAAGTTCATCTAAAATTAGAGCCAGGTGAGCGAAATAGTGGAATTACATTTGAAAGTACATGTCATACAGATGATTTAACTACAGGTAATCAAAATTTAGTAAAGACCCACGTTTTTGAAAAAGATCATCATGGAATTTTGACAGGTTCTCCTATAACAGATATAAAGATAACACTTTTAACTGGAAGAGCACATAATAAACATACCAGTGGAGGAGATTTTAGAGAGGCTACTTTTAGAGCTTTAAGACAAGGATTAGAAAAAGCTAAAAATGTTTTATTAGAGCCTTATTATTCTTTTAAAATGGAAGTGCCATTAGATTATATGGGAAGAGTTTTATCAGATATCCAAAAGTTAAAGGGAGATTTTAATCCTCCAGAAACAATTCATAATAAAGCTATTATAAAAGGAAGAGGACCTGTTGCAACATTTATGAATTATAGTGTGGAGTTTATCTCTTTTACAAAAGGAAAGGGTAAATTTAATTTTGTATTTGATGGATATGATATTTGTCACAATGAAAAAGAAGTTATAGAAAAGATAGACTATGATAAAAATGCAGATATTGAGTACACTTCAACTTCAATCTTTTGCTCCAAAGGACAATCATTTTTAGTTAAATATGATGAGGCAGAAGAATATATGCATTGTTTGAAATAAATATAGAATAAGGGGGAAAAAGAATTGCTAAAGAAGTGATTCTTAGAAATATATGAATAATCTTTTAGAAAATTCAATTAGTGATGTATCAGTTAAACAAATAGATTCAGCTATGGTACCTAAAAGTAATAAGGTAGATTCAAGAACCTTTTCTAGGTTACTTGATGATGATAAAGTTGTTGCTAGCTACAAAATGTATTGGCTTTTTGGAATAATAGAGGAAGTAAGTTTAGGAAATACTGAAATAGAATTTAATAGAATAGTAGCTAGAATGATAGTGGCAGCTTGGTATCCTATTATGCAATATAAATTAAGTTTTGGTGTTTTTGATAACTTACAAAAGCCCATAAATTATGTAGCTTTAAAATATGGATTTCCTTCAAATTGTAATGAAAGTAAACTTTTAAAATTCTTATGTGAAAGTGAGGATAAGGAACTTAAAAAAATGATGAGGGATTTAACTTGTATGGTTCCCTATAGATTACTATCTCCATTTTTTAAAGATAAACTTAAAGGCCAAAATAAGAGTAGTAAAAATAAAATAATAGAAAAGCTATCAGTAGAAATTGATACATGTTTTTATAAGATTATTAAAGAAGGTAAAAATAGAATTATAATAAATGAAGATTGGGCTCAGTATCTTAATGAAAACTATAGAGTAATAAAATCTTGGATATATTATAAACTTGTATGTTTTCTTCAAAAAAGAAATCCTAATGTTCCAGCTATAGCATTTAAGCTTGAAGCACCTAAAAATAGAGATTTAGCTTTACCTACAAAGATTTGGAAAGAAATTATTGTTTCAAAGGGGCCTAAAGACATTTACACAGGTAAAGATTTTACAAAAGAAAACTATGAAATTTATGGAGGACTTAGTATAGATCATTTTATACCTTGGAGTTTTGTACTTCATGATGAGATGTGGAATCTTGTACCAACATTTAAAAATATAAATAGTTCTAAAAGTGATACGCTACTTAACTATAATAGATATATTGATGATTTTTGTGATATGCAGTATATGGCAGTTACATACATTTTAGAAAAAAGAAAGCAAAAAGATTTAGAAAGCTATATAGATGCTTTGAAAATAGAGAACTTTCAAGAATATTTAAAGTATAAGCCTGAAGAAGAGTTTACTAAGAAATTAAAACAATGCATTTCACCACTTTATCAGATAGCTGAGAATCAAGGCTTTGAGGTGATGGATAGTATTTATAGTTAAGAAGTATGAAGGTGTATAAAGAATAGATATGTTCCCATGCACGAGTCACGTGGAGACGGTAGTAAAGATAGTACGCAAATAGGCTGATATCAAAAGCTTTGAAAGATTTTAAGTAAATATGGATGTGTGTTTTATGTTCCCTCAGACTACGGTTTGAGGGAATTTTTGGGTTAGGGGGTTGTACAAATACTCAGAATTATGGATATTTGCGTAAAGGTTTGGGTTTTGCGTAGTTGTTTAGAATAAAAAATTGGTTATCTCATTATTAATATATAAATATGTTTTGATAGATATTTCATGTGGAGACGGTAGTTAAGCTGCAAAGGAAACACAGTTAGAACCTTGAGAAATCAAGGTTCTTTTTAATGCAAAATTTTATATGTTCCCAAATACCTAGTAGGGAAACAATGAAAAAGTTAAATGTTATAGAAAGAGTTAAGTAAAAGTCTTATAATATAATTATATTTTATTAAATGCATTTATTAGAATTGGAGTAAGAGGGGATTTATATGAAAATAAATAAAAATACATCAATTATATGTATAATCTTAACTATAATTTTTGGTGGATTAACTATTTTACTGCATCCATATTATGAATTAATTTCAAGTATTGTATCTAATATATTTACTGGTTTTATAGTATCTTCTGTGATTGCATTAATTGGGTATTTTTATGAAAAACAAAAGATTATAAATAATATTTCTGATAATATGCATAGTTTATACATGAATTTAATCGCTATAAAGAATATTACAGGAATAATTGTCCCAAAAGTTGCTAATGCAGATGACTTAACTAAATTGAATTATAACATTATTGAAGCTTTAACTTCTCAGAATGTTGAGTTCATAAAAAAATGGAATTGAGATTTTACGATGGCTTTTTTAGTAATTCAAAGTTATCAAAAATTATTAATGAATTAATTAACTATAAGAAAGATATGTATAATTTGAAACAATTAGCTTTTGAATTTTATTACAGTACGCTTCATTATGAACTACAGTTAAAAAATTTAAAATTGCAAGAGAGTGAAGCTTCAATTGATAATATTAAAATTTTAGATCAATATAAAAACATGATTAATATAAAAACAGTTATATTAGGATTCCAGTCGGTACTGCAATTAGTGTAGAATGTGTAGATGGAAAATTGATTATTAAAAAAGCTGAAAGCGTAACTGAGTAATGGTGCCATGAGTGGCTGCTGGATAACTCCTGCGGCTACTTTTTTATTTGTGTTTGATAATATATTTTTTGTCTTATCTGGGCCGGACAGAGCATTTCTGATAAGGGGACTTGTTTTGATTAAAAGGCAATTGTGCGGAGCAAACCAATTAGTCGCGTATAAAAAGTATATGTCAACGAATATGTATATACCATAAGAAAGTATTGATAAATATCAAGTATCTCTTGATAAGATAGTGATATCTTGATATAATAAGAGTGACTTACGTAGTGAATTTGAAGGAGGATAGTGTTTTATGGAAATAAGCTATAACAAGTTATGGAAAAAAATGATTGACCATAATCTAAATAAGACGCAGCTTAAAGAAAAGGCAAAGATTAGTACGAATGCTGTAGCTAAACTAGGAAAAAATGAAGCTGTTTCGATGGAGACGCTAGAAAAAATTTGTAGTGCTTTAAATTGCAATATAGGCGATATAATGGAATTTATCGACGAAAAAATGGAATAGAAAGGAATTAAGATGGAGGTTAATGCACAAGAACAAATAGAGTTATCTTTTGATGACGGTAAAGGAATTTGTATACAAGACATGAAGAATTTAGATGAAAATAAAGAAGAACTAATAAGCGGCGCAAAGGCTATGAAGATGTTAGAGTTGTCGAGACATAATTTTCAAAAAGTTATACAGGAAGGCTTACTAGCTGCAGTTTTTGATGGTAAGAAAAAAGCATATAAGACAACTGATATAGAAGAGCTTATGAAAACCGATAGATACCAAGAGTTGGTGAATGGAATCGTTGACCCAAGGAATAATCTTAATGATTTAACGGGAAAAGACTGGTTGCCGGAAACAAAGAGCTTTTTCTATCAAAAAGGACTTGGTGCAAATCATCCGGAAGCTCAAATAGAGAAATTGCATCCTGCACCGTATTCGTTTCAGGATATTGGACATTTAGTGAAATTCTTTACTAAAGCTGGAATGGAGGTTTTAGATCCATTTGGTGGTGTTGGTTCAACAGCTAAGGCATGCGAAGTAAATGGAAGGAAGTGCACGAGTATAGAACTTTCTCCAATATGGCACGATTTATCAATAAAAAGATTAGAAACTGAGGTAGGAGAAGGCACCAGTAAAAATCACACATTTATAAATGGGGATTCATGCGAAGAACTGCTAAAAATAAAAACTGAATCCATGGATTTTATGGTGACAAGTCCTCCGTATTGGGGAATTCTTAATAAGCAAGATCAGAAAGTTAAAAAGAACAGAGTTGCCAACAACTTAGAAACAAAATACTCAGAAAGCGATAAAGATCTAGGTAATGTTGAAAACTATGAAGAATTTCTAAATGTATTGGTGAAGAGAGTATTCTTTCAATGTGCAAGAACCTTGAAATTCGGAAAATACATGGCGATAGTTGTATCTGATTTTAGAGATAAATCGGAATATATTAGCTTTCATAGCGATTTGATTCATGAATTAAACAAAGCGCTGATTCCAGAAGGAGGAGTTTTAAAACTTCAAGGTACAAAAATTCTTCTTCAAAATCATAAAAGTTTATTGCCGTATGGATATCCATTTGCATATGTAGAGAATATTCACCACCAATACATTTTGATTTTCAAAAAAGAAAAGCAAGGGAAGAAGTAAATATGAAATATAATTGTGTTATTAGAGGAAATAGCGATGAGATACTAAAACAATTTATTGAGGAAGGTTATTGCTTTGATCTGATTTGTACAGACCCTCCTTATAATTTAAATAAAGATTTTGGAAATGATAGCGATAAATTGGAACTGAATGAATTTCTAAAAGTTACCGAAGAAAGAATAAATTTATGTAAAAAGCTGTTAACACCAACTGGGAGCATACTATGGTTTGGTATTCATCACTATATAGGATTTATACAGGCGATAATGTATAATGCCGGATTATATTATAGAAGAATGAATATCTGGTATTACGAAAATGGGTTTTCAAGAAGTTCGAAAGCACCGTTGACACAATATGAACCATTTTTATGGTTTTCAAAATCAAAATCAAAATGGACATATAACGTCGATGACGTGAGGGTTCCTTATAAAAGTACAGAAAGATTAAAAAATCCAGTATATTACAAAGGGAAAAACGGTGAAAGAAAAGTATGGCAGCCAAATCCGAATGGAGCAATGAGAGGTGATGTATGGGCTTTTCCAACGTTGGCTGGGAAAGCATATGAAAAAGAAAAAACACCGCATCCAACTCAAAAGCCGGAATCTTTAATTACCGAATTAATAAAAGCATACTGCCCGAAAAATGCCGATGGAATGTACGAGGGAACAATATTAGATCCTTTTCATGGCTCTGGTACATTGGGAGTTTGTTGTGAAAAACTTAATAAACAAGGACATCATATCCAATGGATTGGAATCGAATTAGAGCAGCGCTGGTGTGATGTGGCAAATGAAAGACTTAATAATATTTAGTTCTGATATAAAAATATGAAGTATGCCTGGATTTACTAGGGCATAATCAAATAAATAGTGAAAGGAAGTAAACACCTCTCTGGGATCCCTGGAGGGTGTTTATCTCGTACAAAATAGGGGGGGAATACTATGATACGTTTTAGAAATCCAATTTCAGATATGAATGTATTGATTGAAAATTTCAAAATGATGTATGTGGATTTTTCAAACATGGATTATTTTGATCTTGATAATATTGCAGAATTCTTTGCAAGAGAACAGTTAGCAAGTTCATCTGGGTATATAGGGGATGAAGCTTTAAAAAGGTCATATTTAATCAAAGATGATTCAAGAAAGTCTATGAAAATGCAGGCCAAAAGTTATGCGGAATTATTTCGATTTTTAGGTTGGATTACTTCAGGAGAAAAAGCACTAAATTTTAATTTTACGTATTTGGGAGTTCATGTTGCTGTGTCGGGAAGTGGGGCAAAATCATTGTTTGAGCAATGCTTACTTGGTGTAGAATATCCAAATCATATTTTAGATGTTAAATTCCCAGATGAGAATAAACCATTCGTGAATATGTTGCTATTTGCGGAAGCGTTGGGTGGTAAAATACACCGAGACGAAATACTGCTAGGCGCTATGAATTTGATGGATGGATATTCTGAAGAAGAAAGGGCCAGTAAAATAGCGTATCTTAGGGAAATTAGAAAAACTAAAGATATAGATGTGCTAAATGATGAAATAGAGAAATTAGCTGATATTAATGAAATGCAGGCAAATTCGGTAAGAAACTTAACCAGATTTGTGATTTCATCTCTTGAATTCACAGGATGGTTTGAAAAAAAGAAATTAAAAGTGTACGGTAAATCAAGTCCTTTTTTGATACTGACGGAAAAAGGTAAATCGGTAGTAAAACAGATCAATAATTCACTAATTATTAAAGGTGATTCAATTAATATAGAAGATGAGGATGCAAAGGTCATTTCTGATATTGCTTTACTATGCATGTTTAGAAGAGCAAATTTTGATGTTGATTCCGAGTTGGAAAAATATAATACTACAATAAAAAATATTTGTGAAAAAAGTGATAAATCAGATATTCTGTTTTCTCCATATCAATATTTTTCGGGTTCGGAGTTAAAAATTGTTTTACCAAATTATACCTTACAAAATGGATCGGAACACAGAACTGTTGAAGTAGATACATGTGTAAATATCTTATCAATGAAAACAGAGGCGCTTGTAGAGGCAAAAAAATCCGAGCTATCTAAAAATGAACAAATGAACAAAATGCTTGCCAAAAGAATTTCAAATACAAATTCAAATATTCAAAAGGCAGTCGATATTTTCATGGAAGATATTGTGACAATGAAACAAACAGATTTTTACCCATTAGTTGCGGATTTGTTGGGATATGTTTTTAATCGAGACGCTTTTGCTCCTTCTGCGGGGAATAATAATATGAGATATGATGTAATGATACCTGATGATAATTATTCTATTCCAGTAGAAGTTAAATCACCGACAGAAGAAGAAATGTTATCTGTCAAGGCAATTCGCCAAGCTACGGAGAATAAAGTATTATTACTTGCTCGAAAGCCATATAAAACATCTTATGAAGTGAGTTCTTTTGCTTGTGGTTTTAAGTTGCCCAATGATAGATCGGATGTATATAAACTGATTGAAGAAATATTTGAAACTTATGGTATTAACGTCGCAATTTTGGATATGAATACATTGATTAGGGCTGCTTTTTATTGTGCTCAGACTAAGTCATATTATGATGTCTCAGAATTTGTTGGAAAGAGAGGAGTGATTAAATTTGAAAATATTTGAAAGTATACAGAATAATAATCAAACTACAAGTTCTTCACCGGTAAGAAATATCGTGGACAATGATCTTCCGTTAGCTGAAAAGTTAGCTACATTAAGGGACTCTATTTCAACTGTAAAATTGACCCCTAATGGTGAAAATGAATTACTTGAACTATTGTTTACAGGATTAGGTGGGAAAATTTATTTTCCTCGAAAAGGTGATAACAGTGAGCGCTTTGACGCAACAGTATTATTTGATGACTACAAGGTCGTTACTGAAGTTGAAATACCATCAACAGCAATATTAGATGCGCCAAGAAATTTATTAGATGATTATGCAGTTATTCATAGTCGAAAAGGTGAAGATACAAATAATATTATTCCGTTGGTTATATGCTGGGATTTGCCAAATAAACGAACGGACTATTGGAATGTAATTACTGATATAAATAGTATTTTAAATATAAAGATTAAAACGATAAGCATATTAGCGCTCGCTTTCTATTATTGGACTAAAACCCCATTAGATTTACTAAGTGATACTTTTTACCTAGATCATTCGGATCCAATGATGCATAGCACGAGTGAATTAATGAAAGCATATGGGATATCATCGGATGATTATCCGGGATATTTTACGCCTTATAAATGATGTGTAATTAATAAACATATGTAATAATTACCGAAGAATGCATTGGCATTGTCAGTGTCATTAAGGCATATACCGGAAATTAGTAGGAGGTGGAAGTGTGGCATATGGTAAATCGATAGAATTGTTTCTTGCAAATGGAACCGCTGATAGTTTAATTGCAGCTGAGTTGTCTAACTAGAATGGTAAAGCAATTAAGATTGCTAGAATAGAAGTAAGCGAGTGTAAACGAGAAGATATAAGAGGTGCTGGTATATACTTTCTTTTTTGCAAAGAGGATGATGATTGGGATTCTGTTTACATAGGAGAGGCGAAAATATTCAAGAGCGCTTAGTTCAACATATCCGTGATTATTCTTCAGAAAAAGAAAAGTATTATTGGAACACGGCAGTATTGTTTGTAGGGCGTGGCCTTAATAAATCACTGATAAGATATTTAGAAAACCGTCTGGTTGAAATAGCTAGAATGAGCAAGCGATACCTTGTGTTAACAAAGAATACATACCGCAATACTGTGATGAACGAATCACAAGTGGCAGCTATGGAGGAATTTGTAGATAACATAAAAATTCTTATTAGCGCACTTGGATATAAGGTTTTGGAGCCAATGCTACAAAGTGACAGTGCTTCAAGCTTGGACAATGAGATGTTATACCTTAATGTAGGAAGTGCAGAAGCAACAGCCATGATTACTACAGAGGGTTTTGTATTGATATCCGGTTCAACGGTTAATGAAAAAACTACAATAAAATCTTTAAGCGCGGGAATGGTTAAACTACGAAATAAACATCTGAATTCCGGGAAGGTAAAAGATTGGAAAACAGTGGAGAATATTTTATTTTCAAGCTCATCAGCCGCTGCGGATTTTGTTTTGGGTTACAGTGCCAGTGGCCCAGCTACTTGGAAGGATAAAAACGGAAGTTATGGACATTGTCAGAGGAGTGGCTCCGAGATAATTTTGATCCAGACGAATTAGAAGAAAAAAAGAAATGGTTGTTGATATCCTTTCAGGGAGATTTGGCTAATGGACTTCTTGATTCTGAAGCATTAGAAGTTACAGAGTTCAATGTGAAAATATGTTAATTCCAGTAAAAATAAAAAATTCTATAGAACTTGAAGATATTGAAATAGAAAATACAAACTGTAAATCTTTAAACTTAAGAGAAGAACACATAGAAGAATTTTTAAGAAAGAACATAGAAGTTATATTTGAAGAAGAAACTTTACTTGTGGTTGGAAAACAAGTTGTAAATAAAGAAAATGGAAGAAGTGATTTAACAGCAGTAGATGAAAATGATAACCTTGTACTGATTGAAATTAAAAGAGATGTTGAAGATATTAGGCAAAGAAAAGAAGCTTTTGAATTTCAAGCTATAAGGTACGCTGCAAGTTATGCCAAAATTAAAACTCCTGATGATTTGGTTGATAAAATATTTGCTGCTTATATTGAAAAATATAAAGGTGAATTTGAATTAGGAGAGCTGGCTGCCTATGAAAAAGCAACAAGAATATTGAATGATTTTCTTGAAAAGAATAATGCATTAAAAACCTTTAATTCAAAACAAGAGAGTGTAAAATAATCTGTGTAAACTCCATAAGAATGATATAATAATTCTTATAAAAATGGAGGGTACACAGATTATGTCTTTTTCCAGAAAAGAACTTATTAAACAGTTAATTAAAGAAACAAAACCTACAAGTGCAAAAGACGTCCAAGAAACATTGAAGGATTTATTTGCAGATACACTTAAAGAGATGTTAGAAGCGGAGCTTGATGATCATTTAGGCTACTCTAAATATGACTATAAAAATAAAAACACTACAAACAGTAGGAATGGTCGTAATTCTAAAAGAGTATTGTCTGATTTAGGAGAATTTGATTTAACTGTCCCGAGGGATAGAGAAGGATCATTTCAACCGCAGGTTGTGAAGAAAAACCAAACTGATATTTCTGGAATTGAAGATCAAGTAATTGGTATGTATGCAAAAGGAATGACAACAAGAGATATAGCAACTCATCTAGAAAATATATATGGTTTTGAGGCTTCGCCTACTTTAATATCAGGGATAACAGATAAAATTACGCCTGTAGCAAAGGAATGGCAAAATAGACCTTTAGAACCTGTATACCCAATAATATTTATGGATGCTATACACTATAAGGTCAAACAAGATAATAGAGTTATAAATAAGGCTGCTTACGCAGTTATTGGAGTCAATTTAGATGGAATTAAAGAAGTTTTAGGTATTTGGATTGGTGGAAATGAAACATCAAAATATTGGCTTTTAGTACTAAATGAACTAAAAAATAGAGGAGTCAATGATATACTTATAGCCTGTGTTGATGGCTTAAATGGATTTACTGAAGCTATTAAAGCTATTTATCCACATACTGAAATTCAAAGATGTATAATACATCAAATTAGAAATTCTTCAAAGTATGTATCTTATAAAGATTTAAAAGAGTTTAATGCCGACTTGAAATTAGTATATACAGCAACAACAGAGGAAGCTGCTTTAGCGGAGCTAGAAAGATTTGAACAAAAATGGGGAGATAAATACCTTATTGCAATTCGCTTATGGAAAAATAATTGGGATGAACTAGCAACTTTCTTTAAGTATCCCAAGGAAATAAGAAAAATAATATATACTACAAATGCTATGGAAAGCTATAATAGACAATTAAGGAAGGTTACTAAAGCTAGAAGTATTTTTCCATCTGATGATGCTTTGCTTAAAATGCTATATTTAGCAACGATGGATATAAGTAAAAAATGGACTCAATCAATACGTGGATGGGCTCAGATATTAGCACAATTATCTATATTCTTTGAAGGCAGAATTGATAATATTCTATTTTAAAAAAACTATACTCATACACAATAGAGATAGTGTTTTTTCTCACTGTAATAATATTGAATAAATTAAAATAACTAGATATTAGCATAACAAATACTTATATCTAGTTATCCTTAAACATATTAATTTAAAAATTTTTATGGATGTTTACACAAAATTCTTGACATACTCCAAAACAAAGGATAATACTTATAGCATCATCATTTGATAAGCAAACATTATCAGACGCAGCTTGGCTTATAGGAAATAATGTTGATATTAGTTGCTTTGAATTAAGTCCAATGAAAATAGAAGATAATTATTTTATAGACATTAATAGAATATTACCTCCACCAGCTTTAGAAGATTTTTATGTTGAAGTAGATGATAAAAAACGACATACATATATAACTAAAAGGGAAACGCCTATTACTAGAACCACACTTCCAGGAATGGATAAGTTATTTGAGTGGGGAATTATTAAAGCAGGAGATATTGTTGTAATTAAGAACAGAGATAATTCAGAAGCTACTGTTATTGATAGTAAATATGTTGATTTTAAAGGTGAAAAACTTACGTTCAATAAGTGGGGGCAGAAGGTTACTGGATGGTCTAGTATTAGAATTTATGATTGGGTTCTAATTAAAGGTAATGATAAAACTCTGCATGAAATGAGGCAGGAGAAAATTTTATTACTTGATAGTAAAGTAGAGTAAATAAAAGTAAGAAAAATACAAGGATACTACATGAAAAATCATAAGTATCCTTGTATTTTTATTGGAAAGAAAGCTAAATATCTAGTAATTTTTTATTTGCATACATAAATTCAAAGAAGTTTTAATTTTTAATAAAATTTATTTTAAATAATACTGCAATTATCTTTACATCTTCATATTAGTATATGGAGGTGTTAATAATGGATAAAAAATTAAAAGAAACTATAACAATAGTAAAGAAGTTACAAAGGAAGGAACTTTTATATATGAATGATAGTATAGGGGTTGAAGTAGAGCCTAATTATCAGGTAGTAGCAGCAATTCTTGAAAGTCTTAATTTAATTATGGATAAAGAATTTTATGATTGCATTAATGATGAAGAAGAACTTATTTATGAATTAGCTATTTCTAACTTTAAAGATGATAATTTTATTTCTGAAATAGATATAGAATTAATAAAGTATGTCATAAAGCAATATGTGGACACTAAAGATCCAGTTTTAATCAACAATATTTATGCTTTTACTGTAAAAATGGATAAGTTAGAAAATCTATATAAAAGGGCATTAAATCAAATAGAAGAAGGGAAGTTTAAGAACTATATATTTTAATTGGTAAAAATTAATAATTTATCCTTGACATTGGAAACTGTTTCCTATACAATAATGTTATCAGATATGCGAACACGCTATTTTGTTTAGAGAGGGATTAAAATGAATGATATATTAAGTTTTGGAAAATTTATTACAGATAAAAGAAAAGCACTTGGAATAACATTAAGAGGAATGGCTACTGAAATTGGAATTGCTCCCGCATATCTCAGTGATATTGAAAAAGGCAGAAGATATCCGCCTGACATGGATAAGCTTATACAAATAGCTAAAATTTTAAAATTAACTGAGGATGAAAAAAACACAATGTTTGATTTGGCAGGAGAAGGAAAAAATACAATATCACCTGATCTTCCAGAGTATATAATGTCATCTGAAAAAGTTAGAGTAGCATTGAGGAAAGCTAGGGAAGTTGCAACAGAGGAGGATTGGGAAGAATTTGTTAAAAAACTAACTGAAAAAGGAGGCAGAGCCTAGTGGACATTGATATTCCAAGAAAAGAGAATGGACTGCCATTACTCTATAAAAGTGACATTGAAGAAATTGCTGAGTTACATTTAAAAGACTTTGATTCAAAAATATTAGAAGAGCCCATGCCAACACCAATAGAAGAATTCCTGGAAAATTATTTGTGTCTTGATATGGATTATGCTGATATAACACCGGATGCAAGTGTTCTTGGTTTAACAACTTTTGATGATGGGGTTCTTGGAGTATATGACTCTGAAAATAGCCAATATAAAGATATATTTGTAAGGGAAGGTACTGTAGTAATAGACAATACTTTACTTTCAGAGGAAAGAGAAGGAAGATGCAGATTTACCTGTGGACATGAAGGTGGTCATTGGATACTCCATAGAGAAATGTTTAAATTAAATGAAAATCAACTTAATATTTTTGATATATTAAATGACAAGGAAGTAACATCAATAAAGTGTTTAAAAAGGAATTTTGAAAACTATTGTTGTAAAAGAACATTTAAAACAGATAATGATTGGATGGAATGGCAGGCAAATTTTATATCATCTTGTTTGTTAATGCCTAAAAAGACTTTTATAATAGCAGCACATAATATATTTAAAAGAGTTGGTATTAATGATGAGTATATAATTTTAGGACAAGACTTCGATACGGACGTGTTTGCATATGAAGTACCAAGAAAAATTTCTAAAATATTCAATGTTTCAATACAGGCAGCTTCAATCAGGCTTAAACAGTTAAGAATTATAAGAGAAGAAACAGCACAGTTAGCTTATTGCTAATGTGCTGTGATAGTTCTCTAATTTTTTTAATCAAATGTTAGCCAAACAGCTAACAAGCATAAAAGATAACGTAAAAAAGGGGGGATGATTATGGAGTTGAATTCTTCAAAAATAAAAGAACTCATGAAAGAGAACAACTTATCTCAAAACAAACTAGCTGCGAAGGTTAATGTATCAAAAGGAACAATAAGTAGAGTACTAAATGGAAAAAGAAGAGCTGGCAGAAAAGTAATAGCAGGACTTCTTAAAACCTTTCCAGAGGAAACAGTAAAATCTATGTTTAAAGAAAAACGCTCAAAACCAATATAGATAGTCTCCCAAAAATCTATAAAGGTATGAGCATTTAAAAGTAATCAATTTAATTATAACACTAAATGAAAGGAGAAAAAAATGAATATAACTATAGATATTAATTTAAAAGCTTCAGAGGAGGTAACAAATTCACTTTTAACTCTTGCCGCAGTTCTTCATAATGCAGTTCCAATATTTGATGAAAGTGCAAAAACAATACAACCTAAAGAAGTAGAGAGAAAAGTAGAAGTAGCAAAAGAAAAGATACACGATAAAAAAGAAACAATAGAAAAAACAAAAGAAGAAACCAAAACTATAACATTAGAAGAAGTAAGAGCAGCATTAGCAAAGAAATCCCAAGAAGGAAAACAGAAAAATGTAAAAGATTTAATAACAAAATACGGAGCAGTTAAACTTAGTGAGATTCCTTCAGATAAATATCTAAACCTTCTAAAAGAAGCGGAGATGATTTAATGGCTCAACATGCATTTTTATCAGCTTCAAGTTCCCATAGGTGGATACCTTGTCCGCCTTCTGTGAAACTTGAAGAAAGTTTTGAAAACAAAAGTAGTGTTTTCGCAGAAGAAGGTACCGCAGCTCATGCTTTATCTGAATATAAATTAAAGAAATATCTTGGTGAAAAGGTTAAAAAGCCTAAAAGTGAATTTGACGAAAAGGAATTAGAATATTACACAGGTATTTATTTTGATTATGCTTGTGAGCTTATATTAGAGGTAAAAGCAAGGATAAAAGATCCAATTATATTAGTAGAGCAAAGGCTGGATTTTAGTAACTATGTACCAGAAGGTTTTGGTACAGGAGACCTTGTTATTGTAGCTGATGGGATACTAGATATTATGGATTTAAAATATGGAAAAGGTGTCGAAGTATCGGCAGTTAATAATCCACAGATGATGCTATATGCTATAGGTGCTCTGAATTTATTTGATAGCCTTTATGATATAGAAAAGGTAAGAATGACAATTTGTCAGCCACGAATTGATAACATATCAACCTTTGAAATTACAGTAGAAGAATTAATTAAATGGGCGGAAGATGTAGTAACGCCAAAAGCAGAACTTGCTATAAAAGGTGAAGGGGATTTTTGTGCTGGAGAGCATTGTAGATTTTGTAGAGCTAGATTTAACTGTAGAGCAAGAGCAGAAGAAAATATGAAAATGGCACAATATGATTTTAGAAAAGGTCCACTTTTAACTGAGGATGAAATAACAGAAATCCTATCTAATATAGGAGAGTTTCAAAAATGGGCAAAAGATATAGAAACTTATGCATTTGATAAAGCTATAAATGAAAACAAAAAGTGGACAGGCTTTAAATTAGTGGAAGGTAGAAGTATTAGAAAATATAGTGATGAGGAAGCTGTATCTAAAGCTTTAATAGAAGCCGGTTTTGCAGAAGATGTTATATATTCTAAAAGCTTATTAGGCATCACAGCTATGGAAAAGGCTATAGGCAAAAAGAAGTTTAAAGAGCTATTAAAAGATTTAGTTTATAAGCCACAAGGGAAATTAACCTTAGTGGTTGAGAGTGATAAAAGACCAGAAATAAAAAATACTGCAGAAGCAGATTTTAGAAATTAGGAGGAATTATTAATGAAAATTATTACAGGAAAAGTTAGATTCAGTTATGCAAATGTATGGGAGCCAAAATCAATCAATGGAAGTGATCCTAAGTATTCAGTAAGTTTAATCATACCAAAATCAGATAAGGCAACACTTGAAAAAGTTAACAAAGCTATTGAGGAAGCTAAAAAAGAAGGATTAGCAAAATTGGGAGGCAAGATACCAGCTAATTTAAAAACACCTCTTCGTGATGGTGATATAGATAGACCAGATGATGATGCTTATGCAAACAGTTATTTTATAAATGCTAATAGCAATACAAAGCCGGGAATAGTGGATAAAAGTGTACAAACTATATTAGACCAAAGTGAGTTTTATAGTGGATGCTATGGAAGGGCCAGCATAGTGTTTTATGCTTACAATGCTAATGGAAATAAAGGAATAGCTTGTGGACTTCAAAACCTTCAAAAGCTTGAAGATGGAGAACCTCTTGGAGGACACAGTAGACCTGAAGATGATTTTGATTCAGTAGAAGATGACTTTTTAGATTAATTTATAGGGAGAGAAATCTCCCTTTATTTTTAGGAGATGATACTTTGTTAGCTATTGATATAGAAACTTATTCAAGTGTAGACCTTTTAAAATGTGGAGTTTATGCTTATACAGAAGCAGAGGATTTTACAATATTACTGTTTGCTTATGCTTATGATGATAAACCTATTAAAATAATTGATTTAGCTTGTGGTGAAAAGTTACCACAAAGTATAATAGATGATTTAACTGATCCCAATGTTATGAAAACTGCTTTTAATGCCAACTTTGAAAGGACATGTCTAGCAAAATATCTAAGTAGATTGATGCCGCCGGATCAGTGGAGATGTAGTGCTGTTCATGCACTTACACTAGGACTTCCAACAAGTCTTGAGAAAGTTGCTAAGTGTATGAATTTAGAGCAGCAGAAAATGAATGAAGGGAAAGCTTTAATAAGATATTTTTCTATGCCTTGCAAATCTACTAAAGCTAATGGTGGAAGAACTCGTAATTTACCGGAGCATGATAGAGAAAAATGGAATACATTTAAAATTTATTGCAGACAAGACGTTGAAGTTGAAAGAGCTATAAGGAAAAAGTTAGAGAAGTTTCCTATGACAGAAAAGGAATTAGAACTATGGTTTTTGGATCAAAAAATAAATGACGGTGGGGTAAAAGTTAATAAAACATTAGTTAAAAATGCAATACAATTTGATGATACTTATCAAAAGGAATTAATGGACGAGGCAATTAAAATAACAAATTTGGAAAATCCAAACAGTACGTCGCAGCTAAAAAAATGGTTAGCTGATGAAGGTATAGAAGTTGAAAGTTTATCCAAGGCAAATGTAGCAGAATTATTGGCAAAGGTTAGCAACTGTAAAATAAAAAAAGTATTAAAGTTAAGACAGGAGTTATCTAAGACTTCTGTTAAAAAATATGAAGCTATGGAAAGAGCAGTATGTAAAGATGAAAGAATAAGAGGACTTCTACAGTTTTATGGTGCAAACCGCACTGGAAGATGGGCAGGCAGACTAGTGCAAATTCACAACCTTCCAAGGAATGGGTTAAAGGATTTAGATCTGGCAAGGAAACTTTTAATACAGGGAGAGTATGAAACGCTAGAGTTGCTATTTGATAGTGTACCAGATGTACTTTCACAACTTATAAGAACAGCATTTATTCCAACAGAAAATTCAAGGTTTATAGTATCAGATTTTAGTGCTATTGAAGCTAGAATAATTGCATGGCTTGCAGGGGAAAAATGGAGAATTGATGTGTTTAGCACTCATGGAAAAATATATGAAGCATCTGCATCACAAATGTTTGGTGTACCTATTGAAGACATAACTAAAGGTAGTGTATTAAGGCAGAAGGGTAAAATTGCAGAACTTGCTCTTGGATATGGGGGAAGTAAGGGGGCACTTAAATCTATGGGTGCTCTAAATATGGGCTTAACGGAAGAAGAATTACCGGAGCTTGTATCCGCATGGAGAAAGTCTAATTCTAAAATAGTAAAGCTATGGTATGAAATAGAAAATGCAGCTATTAGAGTAGTGAAAGAAAAAATGGAAGTTAATATGCAATACGGACTTAAATTTTATTATAAAGATAGAATTTTATTTGTAAGATTACCATCAGGAAGAAGTCTTGCTTATGTAAGACCGCGGATTGAAATTGATGAAAGATTTAATAAAGATAAATTAACCTATGAAGGAGTAGAACAAGGTACTAAAAGTTGGGGCAGAATTAGCACATTTGGAGGAAAACTTACTGAAAATATAATACAGGCAATTGCTAGAGACTGTTTAGGTGAAGCTATGTTAAGACTTAATAAAGCTGGATATAAAATAAGATTTCATATTCATGATGAGGTTATTTTAGATGTATCAATAGGAGCAGGTTCTTTAGATGAAGTAAATGAAATTATGGGAGAATCTATTGATTGGGCACCTGGACTTTTATTAAAAGCAGAGGGATTTGAAACAGATTATTATAAAAAAGATTAGGTAACTTTAAATCAATAAAGCGAAACCATTTTCAAGGATTTAGAGGTGATAAACCATGAAGCCAGAAGTTAAAAAAACTACAAGACTAAAAAATGATGGCTTGTTGACTATAGCAGTAGGGAAAAGCAGAAAAGAAACAGCGTGGAAGAATAAAGAAGTGTTATGGTCAGAATTAATTAAAAAATTAAGTGAAACCACTAGAACTAATGAGCATTACGAAGAATATAAAAAATTATCAAAAGCAAAGCAAGATGAAATAAAAGATGTGGGTGGATTTGTAGGAGGAACATTAAAAGGTGGAAGAAGAAAAAAAGATAATGTGGTTTGGAGACAGATAGTAACTTTAGATGCTGACTTTGTTAAAGGAGATTTATGGTCAGCAGTAGAGATTATGTTTGGGTATGGTTGTGCTATGTATTCTACACACAAGCATAGAAAAGATTCTCCAAGGTTAAGACTTGTAATTCCACTTAAAAGACCTGTTTCACCTGATGAATATCAAGCTATAGCAAGAAGAATTGCAGCAGACTTAGGTATTGATTTTTTTGACGATACCACATATCAACCTCATAGATTGATGTATTGGCCTTCAACGGCTTTAGATGGAGAATTTATATTTAAAATTTTAGATGAGGAGTGGACGAATCCAGATGATATATTAGCAAGATATACAGATTGGAGAGATTCATCTTATTGGCCTGAATCTTCAAGAACTATAAAAGACAGAAAGAGATTAGCACAAAAACAGGGAGACCCTAAAGAAAAATCAGGTATAGTAGGTGCATTTTGTAGGACTTATTCTGTAATAGATGTTATAGAGAAATATTTAAAAGACATATATTCACCCTGTGCAGATACTAATCGATACACCTATATTCCGGGTAGTTCTGCCGGTGGATTAGTTATATATGAAAATGGTGACTTTGCTTATTCTAATCATGGCACTGACCCAATAAGTGGGAAACTTTGTAATGCTTTTGATTTAGTGAGATTTCATAAGTTTGGAGAGCTTGATGAAAAAGCAAGAGAAGGTACACCGATAAGTAAAATGCCATCTTATTTAGCAATACGAGACTTAGCAATAAATGATTTAGAAGTGAAAAAGACCATAGCGAGAGAAAGAATGGAACAAGCAAGTGAGGAATTTAAAAGTGAAGAAAATTGGCAAGTAAATCTTGAAATAAATAAGCAGGGAGAATTAAAAAATACTCTAAGCAATATGATACTTATATTAAGACATGACCTAGCATTAAGAGGACTTTTTTATAATGAGTTAAGAGAAGGGGTAGATGTGGAAGAGGATGTACCTTGGAAAAGATTAAAAACAGGATGGAATAAAACGGATGAAGCTTCTCTTGCTGGATATATTGATTCTAACTATAAACTTTACTCACCAGGGAAACTTAAAGAGGCAGTTTTAAAAGTGGCAGTAGAAAGATCACATCATCCAGTAAAAGAATATTTAACAAAATTACCAAAGTGGGATGGTATTAAAAGAGTAGATGAATTACTTATTAAATATTTAGGAGCAGAGGATAATGTTTATACAAGAGAAGCTATTAGGAAAACTTTAGTTGCAGCAGTAGCAAGAACTATGACACCAGGGATTAAATTTGATACAGTTTTAGTTTTAAATGGGCCGCAGGGTATAGGAAAAAGCACACTATTTTCAAAATTGTCAGGGGAATTTTTTAGTGATTCTCTTTCAATATCAGATATGAGAGATAAAACAGCCGCTGAAAAACTTCAGGGATACTGGATACTTGAAATTGGAGAACTTGCTGGAATTAGAAAAATTGATGAAGAAACATTAAAATCATTTTTATCAAGGCAAGATGATAAGTTTAGAGCTAGCTATGGATATTCTGTAGAAGATCATCCAAGGCAATGTATTATTGTTGGAACTACTAATCAAGAAACGGGATTTTTAAGAGATATAACTGGTGGAAGAAGGTTCTGGCCTGTTAAAACTCCCGGTAGTAAGGTACTTAAACCTTGGAATATAGAAAATGTTCACCAAATTTGGGCGGAGGTAATGGAGTACTACAGACAAGGTGAACTTTTGATATTAAGTGATGAGGCAGAAGAAATTGCAAATAAAGCTCAAATTGATGCGTTGGAAAGTGATGAAAGAGAAGGATTAGTTAGACAATATTTGGATATGCTACTACCTATTAATTGGGATGATATGGATTTGTATGCTAGAAGAAGTTTTATTAGAAGAGATGATTTTAGTGAAAGGATTATCGGTACTATAAAAAGAGAAAAAGTATGTGTTATGGAAATTTGGTGTGAATTATTTGGAAAAGAGGCTAGTGCAATGAAGAAAATAGATTCTTATGAGATAAATGCAATAATGAGAAAAATTGAAGGCTGGCAGAAATATGGAGGAAATAAGCAAGGAAATGCCAAGGTTCCATTTTATGGAGTACAACGAATTTTCATAAGAAAAGGTAAACAAGAGTAAACAAAATTTTAGATGGTTACCATTCTTGTTTACCGAACTTATGCCAGTTATAGTAAGGTTTTAGGCTATGTTGATAAACAAGATAAACCAGATTATATATATAAGTAAATAAAATATAGAATATATAGATATATGTATATACATGTACTCTATAAAATGCACACGCGTATAGGAAATTTTGGTTACTTGTTTACCAGCAATTGAAATAAAATTGATGTAAGGCTTGAGAACACTGGATTGCAGCAATTTATGATAGAGGTAACAAGATAAGTTCTTGTTTATTATAAAGAGGTGTTTTGAGATTTTAGAGAGTAAAATAGAAGCTAAATTAAAAAGAGAGGTAGAAAAATTAGGTGGCATTGCACTTAAGTTCATTTCTCCAGGAATGGCAGGTGTGCCAGATAGGATGGTTCTTTTTGAAAAAGGCAGAATCGCATTTGTAGAACTTAAGGCACCTGGAAAAAAATTAAGACCTATTCAGATAAAAAGAAAAAATCAACTGGAAAGCTTAGGCTTTAAGGTTTATGTAATAGATTCTTATGAAGGAGTAGAGCATTTTATTTGCGAGGTGATGGCATGATTTATAAAGCACATGATTATCAAAAATATTCTAAAGATTTTATTATAGAACATAAAAACTTAGCATTATTTTTGGATTGTGGACTTGGAAAAACTGTAATAACTTTAACTGCCATAGCAGAACTTTTATATGATTATTTTGAAATATCAAAGGTACTTGTAATAGCGCCACTTAGAGTAGCTCAAAGCACATGGGATGAAGAAATTAAAAAATGGGATCATTTAAAGCAATTAAAAACATCTAAAATACTAGGAACAGAAAAAGATAGGTTATCTGCATTAAATGCAAAAGCAGATATCTATATTATAAACAGAGAAAATGTAGTGTGGTTAACTAATGAATGTAAAAGCAAATGGCCTTTTGATATGGTAATTATAGATGAACTCTCAAGTTTTAAGTCTCCAAGAGCACAAAGATTTAAAGCGTTAAAGAGAGTAAGGCCTTTAATGAAAAGAGTTATAGGACTTACAGGAACTCCTGCACCAAATGGGCTTATGGATTTATGGTCACAGATTTATCTTTTAGATAAGGGAGAAAGACTAGGTAAAACCATAACAGGTTATATGGAAAAGTATTTTAATCCTGATAAAAGAAATCAAAACATTATATTTAGTTATAAGCCCAAAGAAGGTGCAGAAGAAGCAATATATAAAAAGCTGTCGGACATTTGTGTAAGTATGAAGGCAGAAGACTATTTAAAATTACCAGAACAAATAGATAATATAATTCAAGTTAATTTATCAGAGAAAGAAATGAATGATTATAAGAGACTAGAAAGAGATTTATTACTACCATTAGTTAATACGGATATAGTAGCAAATACAGCAGCAGTATTAACTAATAAACTTTTACAAATAGCCAATGGTGCTGTATATGATGAAGCTGGAAAAGCAAGAGAGATACATGATGAAAAATTAAAGATACTTGAAGATATTATAGAAGCTGCTAATGGAAAGCCTGTACTTATCTTTTATTCATATAAACATGATTTAGATAGAATTAAAAAGTATTTTAATAATGAAAAACTAAGGATACTTGATACAGCCAAAGATATAGAAGATTGGAATAAAGGAAAGGTTTCTGTAATGCTAGCACATCCAGCTTCAGCAGGACATGGTTTGAATCTTCAAGCAGGAGGAAATATTGTAATTTGGTTTGGGCTCACTTGGAGCTTAGAGCTTTATCAGCAAGCAAATGCTAGGCTTCATAGGCAAGGACAAAAGAATAATGTAATAGTTCATCATATAGTTGCAAAAGGAACTATGGATGAAAATGTTATGAAATCATTAAAGAATAAAGAGAAAGGTCAAGATAGTTTAATAAAAGCAGTTAAAGCTAGAATTGGAGGTATGGCTTATGACTAAAAAAGAGTTATCACAATTGTATTATTTAAATAAAGAGATTGGGCATTTAAAAAATAGAATAGAAGAGTTAGAGTGTATTGCCATATCTTCAACTTCACAAATAACAGGAATGCCTCATGCAACTGGGATTTCAGATAAGGTCGGTAAATATGTAGCAGAGATAGCTGATCTAAAAGAACTATTGGATTTAAATTTAAAAAAGTGCTTTTATGAACTCAATAGATTAAATAGATATATAAATTCAGTTAAAGATAGTCAAATAAGAATGATACTCACATTAAGATATGTAAACGGACTTAGTTGGAGACAAATTGCATTTAGCATTGGTGGTGGAAATACCGAAGACAGTGTTAAGAAACTAGCCTATAGATATTTAAAGAAAAACTAAAAGTTGTCCCTTTTGTCCCGATTGTATATGTTAGAATAATATTATAGAAATTTATAAAAATATAGCTTCTGAGGAATTTACCTTGGGAGCTTTTTATTTTGGAGGAGTAGATATGCCTATTCATAAATGTAGAAAATGCATATGGAGTGATAAAATTAGTAGCAATGTTTTATACTGCACCTTTCCAATATGTATTATGAAAGAAAAAACATCAAAACCAATTGTTAGTGAAAAAGATAAAATTATTGTGTCTAAAGCTAGAAGAATTTGTAATCATAAAAGAAAAAGAAGGTGAGAATTAAATGCCAATGAAACCATTAAAACCTTGTAGGCATCCAGGATGTCCTGAACTTACAAAGAATAAATATTGTGACAAGCATAAGAATTTACATAGAAATAAAAGAGAAAGTGCTGGAAGACGTGGCTACGATAGCAGATGGAACAAAGCAAGAAAGATATTTCTAAAAAATAATCCTATATGTGTTGAGTGTAAAAAACAAGGCAGGATAACAAAGGCTACAGTAGTTGATCATATTATTCCTCATAGAGGAGATTATAAATTGTTTTGGGATGAGAGCAACTGGCAACCTCTTTGTAAGAGATGCCATGATAAAAAGACTATGACGGAAGATAGGTATCAAGAATATAAATACTAAATCAATTCTACAAAGCATAAAAAAGGGTAGGGGGGTTCAAACCTCTAAAGAGGACATGCTAAGGACCGCCGCCCCCTCTCGTGTGAATTTTCGCAGAATTAAACAAGGGGGATAGGCAAAAATCGCATAATATAAAGTTCAAATTAAGTAGCTACAAGTGTTGTGGTTACTTTTTTTATTGCGTAAAAGTTAAAGGCACATTCAAATAAATAACTAGTCAGTATGCTAGTTTATTTTGTGAACTACTTCTTTCTTGCAACCTACTAATAGCACAACTATTAGCAGAACCCAAGTCATTGTATTTCACAAAATATTCGTCGCATCTTTGACTTGTTATTTATTTTCATATGCCTAATGAAAGGAGCAACTCATATGACAAGTAATGAAAAAGAAAAAATAAGAGAACTAAGATTAAAAGGCATGGGATATAAAAAAATTGCTAACTTTTTAAATCTAACTAGAGATAGTGTTAGAGGATTTTGTAAGCGTAATGGGTTAGAAGGAAATTCATGTGTTGTTGCTCTGAATTTTGAAGAAAAGATGAAAAGAAATTTATTTTGTGCCTATTGTGATAAACTTTTAAAGCAAAATGGTAAAGGCAGAACTAGAAGATTTTGCTCTGATGATTGTAGAAGAAAATGGTGGAATGAAAATAAAGATAAAAGAAATAGAAAAGAAACAGCATTTTATAAATATACCTGTGCTTACTGTGGAAAAGAATTTAGTGCTTATGGAAATAGAAATAGAAAATACTGTAGCCACAACTGCTACATTAAAGATAGATTTTGGAGGGATGAGGAAAATGGAATTTAAGAAGTTAAAAATTTCAGATTTAGTTCCTGCTGCATATAATCCTAGAAAAAAGTTAAAACCAGGGGATAAAGAATTTGAGAAGATTAAAAGTAGCATAAATGAATTTGGATATGTTGAACCTATTATTGTAAATTCTGATATGACAATTATAGGAGGACATCAAAGAGTTTCGGTTTTAAAAACATTAGGTTATGAAGATATAGATTGCATTGTAATAGATATTGATAAAACTAAAGAAAAAGCATTAAATATTGCTCTTAATAAAATTACTGGTGAATGGAACAAAGAATTACTTGCTGATTTAATAAAGGATCTACAGGAAATTGATTATGATGTAGAGTTTACAGGCTTTGAGCCACCAGAAATTGATGAACTTTTTAATGAACTTCATCCTAAAGGTGTGAAAGAAGATGGTTTTGATGAAGCACCACCAGAAGTTCCAATCACAAAGAATGGTGATATTTGGTTACTTGGAAGACATCGTTTGATATGCGGTGATAGCACAAAACTTGAAACATATGAAAAACTTATGGAAGGAAAGAAAGCAAATTTAGTTGTAACAGATCCCCCGTACAACGTTTCCTATGAAGGAACAGCAGGAAAAATTCAAAATGATAATATGGAAGATAAAAAGTTTTATGAATTTCTTCTTAATGCTTATAAGGGTATGTATGAAAGCCTTGCGGATGGAGGTTCTATTTATGTATTTCATGCTGATAGGGAAACAGTTAATTTTAGATTAGCTTTTAAAGAAGCAGGATTCTTTTGTCATCAAACTTGTATATGGATAAAGAATTCTCCAGTATTAGGACGTTGTGATTATCAATATAATCATGAGCCTATACTTGTAGGATGGAAACCTACTGCAGGACATAAATTTTACGGAGATAGAAAGCAAAGAACCACTTGGAATTTTGATAGACCTACAAAATCAAAATATCATCCAACAATGAAGCCAATAGCTTTAGTTGCTTACCCAATTACAAATTCAAGTTTAACAAATTCTATTGTTCTAGATCCTTTCGGTGGAAGTGGTTCAACTCTTATAGCTTGTGAGCAAACAGATAGAATTTGCTATACTATAGAACTTGATGAAAAATATGCTGATGTTATTGTTAAGAGATATATAGGACAAGTAGATAGTGATGAAGCTGTATTTCTTATAAGAAATGGTGAAAAAATTTCTTATAAAGATATTGAAAAAAGTTAATAAAACCCTTGCTATATGTGTGCTTTAGAGTGATATATGTATGTAACGAAAACACACATGGAGGTTTAAAATGAAAGCATTATTTGGAAGAAAGGTTTTAAATTTAAAGGAGCTTAAATACCTTACAAAAGAGGCTAAGAAAGATGGAATGAAAGGAGAACTTTACGAAGTTACAAAAGAAATAAAATTAAGTGATGAGGAATTTAAAGAATTTGCAAAAGACTTTTGCAGAGATCAAAATTGGATAACAAAAGAAGATGGAGGATGCAATTCAAAAGGAGAACTAAGATGCATAAGAGTTAAAAATATAAAAAACAATAAAAGCATTTTGGTTGATTCAGAAGGTTATGATTATCCAAGATACACAGCAATAGAAAAGTAGAATTTAAGCCACCTAAAGGGTGGTTTTCCTTATGCTGTAATTATAGAAATTAAGCCATAAAAAATATATTTTATTTGATAGAATCTTGCATATATAACTGGATATACACACCTTTCAGAGGTAATATGTACACTACCAAAAGGTAATAAACACACTTTGAAAGGAGTAGAAAAGAATTGAAGAACCAAACAATTGGTGTAGAAATTGAAATGACAGGAATTACAAGAGAAAAAGCTTCAAAAGTTATTTCAAAATTTCTAAAGGGAGAAATCAAAAGAAGCTATGATAGTTATGATACCTATAAGGTAACAGCGCCAGACAAAAGAATCTGGAAAATAATGAGTGATGCAAGTATTCAAACAATGAAAAAAGAAAAAGGTACACTTATTTCAGCAGATAAAAGTTATAGTGTAGAACTTGTAACGCCTATTATAAAGTATGAAGATATTGAAACCTTGCAAGAACTTATAAGACAGCTTAGACATGCAGGAGCAGTTAGTGAAAGTAAGCTGAAATGTGGAATTCATATTCATATAGGTGCAAAAGGACATACTCCAAATACTTTAAAGAATCTAGTTAATCTTATAGCAGCAAAGGAGGATTTAATTTATAAAAGTCTTGAGATTGATCCAGCTAGGGTTAAGTATTGCAAAAAGGTTAATGAGCATTTGATAGAAACTATAAATAAAAAGAAACCTAAAAGCTTAAAGGAACTTGCAGATATTTGGTATAGCGATTATGGCGTTGAGAATAGGAGAAGGCACTACCATACCAGCAGATACCATGGACTAAATTTGCATAGTACTTTTATAAAAGGAACTATTGAATTTAGAATTTTTAATGGAACTATGCACGCAGGGAAAATTAGAAGTTACATAGTTTTTTGCCTTGCTATTAGCCATCAAGCATTAAAACAAAAAAGTGCAAGTGCAAAACGTACACATACTGATAATGAAAAATATACCTTTAGGTGTTGGCTTCTTAGACTTGGACTTATAGGAGATGAATTTAAAAATTGCAGAATGCATCTTATGAAATCTCTTGATGGGGATTCAGCTTTTAGAACACCAAGGATCGCTTGAAGCTAGAAATTCCTTAAAAATTTCATAGATGTTTTATTAAAAATAAACTAAAGTAGCGGAGGTTATTTATGGATAAATTTTTCACACAAAAAACTTGTGATAGATGTGGTGGTTCTTTAGAAAAGGGAAGGATCATGTCAATGTTTAATACCGAGTGCATTTGCATGGATTGCTCTAAAAAAGAAAAACAAGATAAGGACTATGAAAAGGCAGTTAAGGCTGACCATGAAGAAATTAAAAAGGGTAACTATAATTACAAAGGCATAAGAGGTAAATAAATTAGAAAATTATATGAAGAACTTACTAAATTACAGTAGGTTCTTTTTTGTTATAGATTTTAAAGATTGGAGGTGAAAACTATGGCACAAAGGGGAAGAAAACCAAAGCCAACTGCAATTAAAATAATTGAAGGAAATCCAGGTAAAAGACCACTAAATAAAAATGAACCTAAACCACAAAAGAAAGCACCAAGATGCCCAGGTTGGTTAGAAGATGATGCAAAAAAGGAATGGAGAAGAATGGCAAAACAGATGGAGCACCTAGGTACTTTAACTGAAATAGATATGGCAGCATTTGCAGGATATTGCCAGGCTTATGCAAGGTGGAAGGAAGCAGAGGAGTTTGTTACAAAACATGGTGCTATAGTAAAAACTCCATCCGGTTATTGGCAGCAAGTACCACAGGTTTCAATAGCACAAACTTATTTAAAAATAATGAATAAGTTTTGTGAACAATTTGGTCTTACTCCATCTTCAAGAAGTAGAATCATTACAGATTCAAATGAAAATGAAGATGACAAGATGGAATTATTGCTATTTAAGGGTGGTGGCAAGAATGTATGATGCAGCAAAGGCACAATATGTTGTTGATTTTATAAATTGTTTAAAACACACAAAAGGCAGATGGAAGGGACAAAACTTTGATCTTCTTTCATGGCAGGACAAAATTATAAGAGATATTTTTGGAAATATAAAGCCTAATGGATACAGGCAATATAATACAGCCTATGTTGAAATACCAAAAAAGAATGGCAAATCAGAACTTGCAGCAGCAGTTGCTTTATATATGACTTGTGGAGATAATGAGTGGGGAGCAGAAGTTTATGGATGTGCTTCAGATAGGCAACAAGCATCTATAGTTTTTGATGTAGCAGTTGATATGGTAGAACAATGTCCGGCTTTAAAAAGAAGGATAAAACCTATAATGTCAGTTAAAAGATTAGTTTTTAAACCCACAAATAGTTATTATCAAGTATTATCAGCAGAAGCTTACACAAAGCATGGCTTAAATGTTCATGCAGTTATTTTTGATGAACTTCATAGTCAGCCAAACAGAGGATTGTTTGATGTTATGACAAAGGGAAGTGGAGATGCTAGAACTCAACCCTTATTCTTTTTAATAACTACAGCAGGAACAGATAGAAATTCTATATGCTTTGAGCAACACCAAAAGGCTATGGATATTATAGAAGGCAGAAAAATAGATTCTACTTTTTACCCTGTTATATATGGAATTAAAGATGATGATGATTGGACATCAGAAGAAAATTGGTATAAAGCTAATCCATCACTTGGACATACTATTGATATAGAAAAAGTTAGAAATGCTTTTAATAGCGCAAAAGAAAATCCAGCTGAAGAAAATATATTTAGGCAATTAAGACTTAATCAATGGGTAAAACAATCCACTCGTTGGATGCCAATGGATAAATGGGATGAGTGTGATTTTAATATAGATATAGATTCATTAAAAGGTAGAAAATGTTATGGAGGACTTGACCTTTCAAGTACTACAGATATTACTGCTTTTGTTTTAGTTTTTCCACCAAGAAATGATACTGAAAAATATATAGTTTTACCTTTCTTTTGGATACCAGAAGATAACTTAAAACTAAGAGTAAGAAGAGACCATGTACCTTATGATGTGTGGGAGAAACAAGGATTTATAAAAACAACGGAAGGTAATGTTGTTCATTATGGATTTATAGAAACTTTTATTGAAGAGTTAGGAACTAAATATAACATAAAAGAAATAGCTTTTGACCGCTGGGGAGCTATTCAAATGGTGCAAAATCTTGATGGTATGGGCTTTACAGTAGTACCATTCGGACAAGGATATAAAGATATGTCCCCACCATCAAAAGAATTAATGAAACTAACTTTAGAAGAAAGAATAGCACATGGTGGTAATCCTGTGCTTAGATGGATGATGGATAATATATTTATAAAACAAGACCCCGCAGGAAATATAAAGCCTGATAAAGAAAAAAGTACAGAAAAAATTGATGGAGCCGTAGCACTAATAATGGCTTTGGATAGAAGTATTAGAAATGCTGGATGTACCGGAAGTGTGTATGATGAGAGGGGAATATTAATTTTATAGTTAGGTATATTATATTATTAAAAATAAATGAGTATTAAGTATATAGCGTGTATATAGTAAATATAATTGTATTAAGATATGAGGATTATGGAAAATATAATATATGAGGTGATTTATGTGAAAAATTCATTAGTTTCATGGAATGAGTGTATAAGTATAAAAAAAATAATAGAGATTAAATTAGATAATTTACCACAAAAGGAAAACTATGAAAGAAATGAAATAATTGGTGGAATCACAATTGATTCTATTTTAAGTAATATTCCAACAGCATTATTTATCTTATTTAAAATTGATAACAAAATATATATAAACCAATACAGTTTAGTTCAGTATTTAAGAAATTTTTTAGAAGATAAAATAGAAATAAAAAGTTCTAACAATTATTTGAATAATATTTCAGAGAAAACTTATAAACAGCTAACAAAAATTCAACAAGAAGATATATTAAATTATCTTTTGAACTGTACAATAATTGATTTAAACGGTTGTGAAAAAGAAAATATATCAAAAATAATATATAGATATTGTTGAGTATTAGCAATATAGATTTTTATACAAATTTATAATATAATGTCATAAAGAGGTGATTTTTATGACAAATAGGAAATTAGTTAGCTTTAATGATGAAAATGTAGATAGCTATTCAAATGATGATTTATATAATATTATGTCGTGGGGAGCAGATTTGTCATTTAGGGAATTAATAAATATGTATGAAGATGATGACCTAATGAAACCTGAACTTCAAAGAAATTATGTTTGGGATAGAAAGGAGGCAAGTAGGTTTATTGAGTCAATTTTGCTGGGATTACCAGTTCCAAGCATTTTTTTAGCCAAGCTTCCAAATGAAAAAAAATTGATAATCGATGGTTATCAAAGAATATTAACAGTATATGGATATATTAAAGGGATATTTTATAGAGATAAGAAAGTCTTTAAACTTTTCAATTCAGATTTAATTAATGAAAGATGGAGAGGAAAGGCTTATAGCGAATTAAATGACGATGATAAAAGAAGAATAAGGACATCTACTATACATGCAATTATTTTTGAACAAAAAACCCCTAAAGATGATGATACAAGTCTTCACCAGATATTTGAAAGGATTAATACTGGGGGGAGAACTTTAAATGCACAGGAAATAAGAAATTGTGTGTCTCAAGGACCATTAAATTTACTATTATTAGAATTAAATAAAAATCAGAAATGGAGAAATCTATATGGAAGTGAAAAAGAAGATACTAGGATGAGGGATTTAGAATTTATTTTAAGGTTTTTTGCATTGTCTTCTAAAGAAATTATAAAAACTGATAAGAAACAAATATCGTTAAAAAATATGTTAGATACATTCATGCAGAGTAAGGAAAATAATTCAGAAGATAAAATTGAGGGTTTTAAGAATACATTTAATAATGTAATTGATAAGATATATGAGTTATATGGAGATAATGCATTTAATAATTATTCTGTTGAAGAAAATAATTACATAAATAAATTTCATCCAACTATATATGATTCACTTATGATATCTACTATGAACAACATTGATAAAATCGAGAATAATGTGAATTATGAAGAAAGAAAAATAAGATTACTTCAAGATGAAGATTATAAAATTTACATTTCTGAGAGAACTACAAATACTGAGCATATAAGAGGAAGAATAAGAATAGCTTCCAATTTGTTGTATGGTGAGTAATATGAAAAACAGTATTGCTGAAGGATGCCTTAATAGTTGTATGGAAGAAATAAATATTATAAAGAAAGATATAGATAATAATAAACTTGCAAGAGTTAATAAGTTTTTGATTCAATATGCAATAATTTGTGCAAGTGCTAGTATAGAGGTAGCTGTAAAAACTATAATTTCGGATCAAGTTCAAATTGGTGCAAATGAAAATGCAAAGAATTATCTTAATAAGGCAATTAGAAATAATTCAATGAATCCTAGTTATTCTAAGATACAACAATTAATGAATGAAATAAATCCTAAGTGGAAAAAGGATTTGCTAGAACAAGTAAGAAATCATCCCAATAAAGATAGAATTACAAGTAGTCTTGATAATATTGTTAAAAATAGGAATGGTATTTCTCATGGTAGGGGCGCTAATGCTTCGATAGAAAATGTTGTACAATGGTTAAATGATGCTATTAATATAGTAAAAATCATTGATTCAGTAGTTGATATAGATAATAATTGAAATGATGTATATATATAATAAAGTATCTCAATTTGAGGTGCTTTTTTCATACCCATTTTTAGGAGGTGTGCAAAATTAAAATACCAATATTTAAAAGAAAATCAAGAGATAAGCCTAAAAATAATTTTATAGGTTCTGCCTATAGTTTTTTCTTTGGCGGAACATCCAGTGGCAAAGTTGTTAATGAAAGAACCGCAATGCAAACTACTGCAGTTTATGCTTGTGTTAGAATTCTTGCAGAGTCTATTGCTTCACTTCCACTGCATCTTTATAAATATAGTGAAGATGGTGGAAAAAATAAAGCTATAAATCATTCTTTATATTATTTATTACATGATGAGCCAAACCCGGAGATGACTTCTTTTGTGTTTAGAGAAACACTTATGAGTCATCTTTTATTATGGGGAAATGCTTATGCACAAATTATAAGAGATGGTAGAAATAAAATTTTAGCTATGTATCCACTACTGCCTAATAAGATTACAGTAAATAGAGCATATAACGGTGAGATTTATTATATTTATACAAAGAATAATGATGATGGAAAAGGCTATGGTCAAGTTATTTTAAGAGATTATGAAGTGCTTCATATTCCAGGACTTGGGTTTGATGGATTAATAGGATATTCACCAATTGCTATGGCTAAAAATGCAGTTGGAATGTGCATAGCTTGTGAAGAATATGGAGCAAGTTTCTTTGCAAACGGAGCAAATCCAGGAGGTGTACTTGAACATCCAGGAGTAGTTAAAGATCCTAAAAGAGTAAGGGACAGCTGGAACGAAGTATATAAAGGCACAGGAAATGCACATAAAATTGCTGTACTTGAGGAAGGTATGAAGTTTCAAAGTATAGGAATTCCACCAGATCAAGCACAGTTTTTAGAGACGAGGAAATTTCAGTTAGATGAGATTGCTCGTCTTTTTCGTATTCCACCACATATGATTGGGGATTTAGATAAATCTAGTTTTTCAAATATAGAACAGCAAAGTCTTGAGTTTGTAAAATACACTTTAAATCCATGGGTAATTAGATGGGAACAGGCTATACAAAAATCATTATTAAGTCCAAAAGAAAAAGGGAAATACTTTGTAAAGTTCAATGTAGATGGTTTGCTTCGTGGAGATTATGAAAGCAGAACTAGAGGTTATGCAGTTGGCAGACAAAATGGATGGTTATCTTCAAATGATATAAGAGAACTTGAAGATATGAATCCAATTCCAAGTGATGAAGGAGGAAATTTATATCTTGTAAATGGAAATATGACAAAGTTAAAAGAGGCAGGTGCATTTGCAAATAAAAAGAATGGAGGGGATAAATGATGAAAAAGAAGTTCTGGAATTGGATTAAGAATGAAGAAAACAGAACTCTATATTTAGATGGTGCTATTGCAGAGGAAAGCTGGTATGGAGATGAAGTAACTCCTAAAGAATTTAAGGCAGAATTAGTAAGTGATGATGGGGATATAACAGTTTGGATTAATTCACCAGGTGGAGATGTATTTGCGGCATCACAAATTTATAATATGCTAATGGACTATAGTGGAAATGTAATTGTTAAAATTGATGGACTTGCAGCAAGTGCAGCTTCAGTAATTGCAATGGCAGGAAGTGAAGTTCAAATATCTCCTGTTGCTATGTTTATGATTCACAATCCCATGACAATTGTAAGTGGAGATACAAAAGAAATGAATAAGGCTATAGATATGTTAAATGAAGTAAAAGAGAGCATTATAAATGCTTATGAATTAAAAACAGGACTTAAAAGGAATAAAATAGCAAGTCTTATGGATGCTGAAAGTTGGTTCAATGCAAAGAAAGCTGTGGAACTTGGATTTGCAGATAAAATAATGTTTGCAGATAAAGAAGATATTAAAGATTTAAAAGGTGAAGTATTTAGTAGAAACATAACTAATAAAGCACTTTTAAATAAACTTTCTACAAATAATAATGAATCAAAAATATCAATTAAAAATCTAGATAAAAGACTAGAACTTTTAAAATATTAAGGAGGACTACAGAATGAATAAGATATTAGAATTAAGAGAAAAAAGAGCAAAGATATGGGAAGAAGCTAAAAAGTTTTTAGACAGTAAAAGAAATGAAAGTGGACTTATTTCAGCGGAAGATACTGAAACTTATGAAAAGATGGAAGTTGATGTTGTTAATTTAGGAAAAGAAATAGACAGACTAGAAAGGCAAGCTGCACTTGATTTGGAACTTTTAAAGGCAACTTCAACTGCTATTAGAAATATTCCTAATGGAAATTTAAATGGCGAAACAAAAACAGGTAGGGCAACAAATGAATATAAAAAAGCCTTCTGGAAAGCTATGAAAAATAAAAATAGCTTAGATATTCAAAATGCACTTCAAGTAGGCACAGATAGTGAAGGAGGATATCTTGTGCCAGATGAATTTGAAAAAACATTAATTGAAAGTTTGGAAGAACAAAATATATTTAGACAGCTTGCAAATGTAATAACTACATCTTCAGGAGATAAGAAAATACCAGTAGTTGCATCTAAAGGAACAGCATCTTGGGTAGATGAAGAAGGTGCAATTCCAGAATCAGATGATGCATTTAGCCAGGTTTCAATAGGAGCATATAAATTAGCCACCATGATTAAGGTTTCAGAAGAACTTCTTAATGATAGTGTTTTTAATTTAGAAAGTTATATAGCAAAGGAATTTGCAAGAAGAATTGGAGCAAAAGAAGAGGAAGCATTCTTTATAGGAGATGGTACTGGAAAGCCTACAGGAATATTTAATGCAACTGGTGGAGCAAGTCTTGGAGTTACAGCAGCAAGTGCTACAGCTATTACATTAGATGAGATCATGGATTTATTTTATTCCTTAAAATCACCTTATAGAAAAAATGCTGTATTTACTATGAATGATGCAACAGTAAAGGCTATAAGAAAGCTTAAGGATTCCAATGGTCAATATTTATGGCAGCCATCTGTTACAGCAGGCGAACCAGATACTATTTTAAATAGACCAGTGAAAACTTCTGCTTATGTACCAACATTAGGTGCAGGAGCAAAGCCTATAGCTTTTGGAGATTTTAGTTATTATTGGGTAGCTGATAGACAAGGCAGATCATTTCAAAGATTAAATGAACTATATGCAGCAACAGGACAAGTTGGATTTAAGGCAACACAAAGAGTTGATGGTAAATTAATACTTCCTGAAGCTATTAAAGTTCTACAAATGAAAGATAAAGAAAAATAGAAGTCAAAAGAGGTGAGTGTATTTTGGTAGTAACATTAGAAGAAGCAAAACTTTATTTAAGAGTAGATAGTGATGAGGAAAATGCACTCATCACTAAATTTATTTTAATAGCTGAAGAATTGTGTGAAGATATTTTGAGATACAAGTTATTAGAATTTGAAACGATACCTGAAGCAGTAAGGCAAGCAATTTTATATGCGGTAGCAAATATGTATGAACAGCGTGAAACTTTTGATGTGAAATCAGTAATTGAAACCATTACAAGACTTTTATTTTCTTATAGAAAAGAGAGTTGGTGATGTTCTATGGATATAGGAGATTTAAAACATAGAGTTACATTTCAAAGATTTACTACAGTAGTAAATGATAATGGCTTTGAAGAAGAAACATGGCAAGATTATAAAACAGTATGGGCATCTGTTTCAAACCTTTATGGCAGAGAATATTTTGAAGCCGCAGCTATTCAAGAAGAGAATACTGTAAAGTTTACTATTAGGTTTATTAAGGAAATAAATGAAAGTATGAGAATAAAATTTAGAGATAAACAGTACAGCATAACTTCTATAGATAATATCAAATATGAAAATAAGTTTATAGAAATAAAAGCTATGGAGGTTGATAAAAGTGGCTAAAATAGAGCTTGAAGGTATGGAGGAACTTATTGATAAAGTGAACAAGTTAGGGAAAAAGGGAGAAGAAATTAAAAAGAATACTTTAGATAAAGCAGGCAATTTGGTGAAGAGAAGCATGGAAATAAAATCTCCAAAGTCTAAAGAAAATAAAAGGCATATGGCGGACAATATTAATGTATCAGACATAGAAAATGAAGATGGTGTAGATTTTGTTAAAATAGGACCCAATAAAGGAGATAATTCAGAGTTCTTTTATTCTAAGTTTAGTGAATGGGGTACAAGCAAGCAGCCAGCTCAGCATTGGGCAGAAAACTCTCTTCTTGAAAATGAAAATCAAGTAAATGAAATTATAAAAGAAGAACTTCAAAGGGGGATAGAATCACTTGAATAAACTTATTATAGATACATTAAAGCCTCTTAAAATTCCAGTATCCTTTCAAAAATATACAGGAAGAAAAGATACTTATATTACTTTTCATGGGTATTTTACTGGTGGAGAAGAATATGAGGATGATAATGAAGTTCTAACAGCTCATTATATTCAGGTAGATATTTGGTCAAAAACTGATTACACAAATATTGTAAAAGAGGTTAAAGAAAAACTTATATCTGTAGGTTTTAAAAGATTAAGTGAAGCGGATTTATATGAGAAGGATACAAGAATTTATCATAAAGGAATGAGATTTTATTATTTGGAAGAAAGGTAGGGTGAAAATATGGCAAGGCAAATAGGTCTTAGAGATATTCATATAGCAGTGTTAAGTAAAGATGATAGTATAGAAGCAACCTATGAAAAGCCTATGAAATTAGAAAGGGCTATAAGTGCAAAGCTTAATCCAAAAACAAATTCAGATAATATATATTCTGATGATTCTGTTGAGGATGTAATAACTGTATTTGAAGGTGTGGAAGTTGAAATAGAAGTAAACCAGCTTTCAATTACAAGTAGGGCAAAGCTTCAAGGAGCAAAAGTAGTAAAAGGAATACTCATAGAAAATAAAGATGATATACCACCAACCATAGCATTAGGTTTTAGATCTAAAAAGAACAATGGAAAGTTTAGATATGTGTGGCTTTTAAAAGGTAAATTTGAATTAGTAACGGATGAATATGATACAGAAGGAGAAAAGCCAAAGGCACAGAGTGCAAAGCTTAAAGGAAAGTTTTTCTCAAGAGATTTTGATGGAAACTATAGATTTATTGTAGATGAGGATGAAAAAGAAGTGGATGCAACAATAATTAAAGCATGGTTTACTGAAGTACCTAAAGAGCCTATTCAGACATAACATAAATAATTAAGTTATAATTTAACAATATTGTAATATTTAAAGATAAGATTTATAATTATTTTAAAACTATGTATTTAAGGTGATGAAGTATGGAGGTTGTAACTAATATTTTTTGTTTTAATCGTCTATGTGAAAATTTGAATGAGTTACATCTTTGGAGTAAGATTTCTAAAACAGCTATAATTGATAACAATTTATATGAATGTAAATTTTATACTTATGAGGAAATACCAGTACAATTATCGTTAACAGAAGATGAGTATTATTATATAGATGAGTACCTATATGATAGAATGATTGATGAATTTGGCTTCAATGGAGAACCAAGTGAAATGGGATTAGTTTACGAATCAATATATGATTTATGGCATAGTCTGAAGCGTACTAAATTGGAGGTTGATTATGAAATTTATAAATGACATAAGATTTCTCTGTCCTTGTTGCGGCTATCCAACACTGGATGATAGAGCAACCTATGATATTTGTGTTCTATGTAATTGGGAAGATGATGGTCAGGATGATTTAGATGCTAATTTAGTTATAGGCGGACCTAATAGTGATTATTCACTTACAGAAGCTAGAGAGAATTTTAGAAAATATCTTGTAATGTATTCTCCAGATAGAGACATGAGAATAACTGGTTATGATACAAAAGAAGAAGTGACAGTAAAAAAAGAGCTTATTGAAGTATACAATGAAATTATGAAAGAAAAAAATAGTATTCAACTCGATAAACTTTGGAATTTAGCATATGACCTAGAAAAGAGATTGGACAAAATTACATCTGAGAAGATAAAGGAATATGAAAATAACCTAAAAAGAAAATAGATAGTAGCACTTACAAACAATTAGCTAAAGTAGGTGCTTTTTATTTTGAAAGGAGCTAAAAAAATGAAAGCATCAGAACTTAAAAATAAAGGAGTAAAAATTACTTTAGGAAATAAAGAATACAATCCAAAATTTAACATGAACACTTTCTGTGAACTTGAAGAAGTTTATGGTGATATTAATAAGGCCTTCGAAGATTTACAACTAATGAAAGTAAAAGCTATAAGGGCGCTTATATATTCAGCAATAAAAGTTGAGGATGAAAATGCAACTTTAAAATCAGTAGGAGATTTATTAAGTCTTAAAGATTTAGAAAACTTAGGTACTCTTATAAATGAAGCATTGAGTAATTCAATGCCAGAGATAGAAGAAAACTTGGGGGAATAGAAAGCTACTCTGATCCACAGCCTTGGGATTGGGAGTGGCTTTTTTATTTGGGAACTAATTTATTGGGTATGAGCGAAGAACAGTTTTGGAAGAGTACTCCTAGAAAATTAACTGGTCTTTTTAAAATATATAAAAAGGTAAAGGGGATAGAAGATAAGCAGGACTTTGATTATATAGATAACATAATCTTTTAAATCTTAGGGAAAGGAGGTAACTATAGCTTATGGCAAGAGGTGGCAATACCGTTGTTGCAAGAGTTGGACTTGATGATAAAGGGTTTCAAGAAGGTGTAACCAAAATACAAAGAAGTCTAAAGGTAGTTAAAAGTGAATTTGCAGCAGCTAGCTCAAAACTTAAGGATTTTGGAAAGTCTACAGAAGGTTTAAAACTTAAATCAGATAGCTTAAATAAACAAATGGAACTTCAAAAGCAAAAGGTAGCGGCGCTTACTAAAAGTTATCAAGAAAGTGTAGAGAAAAAAGGTGCAGATGCTAAAGCTACAGAGAATTTAAAAGTTAGACTTAATTATGCTACGGCAGAGATGAATAAATTACAGCGTGAACTAAATGAAACTAATGAAAGAATAAGAGTACAAGAAAGCAGATGGACTCAATTAGGTAATAAGCTAAATGAAGCTGGTAGCAAAATGCAGACAGTAGGTAAAAAGATGCAAGATGTGGGAAAAAGCTTATCTACTAAAGTTACTGCTCCAATAGTTGGGGTTGGAACTGCTGCTGCTAAAATGAGTATAGATTTTCAGGATTCTTTAGCTAAAGTAAGCACAATAGTGGATACTACCCAACTGAGCATGGAAAATGTTAAAAAAGGCGTTTTAAACTTATCTAATGAAACAGGAGAAGGAGTAAATGATTTAAATGAAGCACTATATCAAAGTATTTCAGCAGGAGTTGAAAGTGGTAAGTCAATTGAATTTTTAGGTAGTGCAGTAAAACTTGCTAAAGGTGGATTTACAGAAACAAGTTCTAGTGTTGATTTATTAACTACAATACTAAATGGTTATAAATTAAAAGCAGAAGAAACTGCTAATGTAAGTGATATTCTTATTAATACACAAAACTTAGGTAAGACAAGTGTAAACGAACTTAGCAGTAGTATGGGTAAAGTTGTACCAATAGCTAGTGCAGCTAATGTAAATTTAAAGCAGTTATCAAGTGCTTATGTACTTTTAACTCAAAAGGGTATTGCTACAGCAGAAGCTGGAACTTATACAAGAAGTATGTTATCTGAACTCTCTAAAACAGGAAGTACGGCAGATAAAACTTTAAGACAGATAAGTGGTAAAAGTTTTGCAGAACTTATGGCAAGTGGTAAAAGTGTTGGAGATGTACTTAATATGCTAAATGAGCATGCAAATAAAAACAATCTAACACTTAAAGATATGTTTGGATCAGTTGAAGCTGGAACTGCCAGTATGATTTTAGCTGGTGCTGGTGGACAAGATTTCAATAAAGTATTGGATACTATGAGTAATGTAGCTGGTGCAACGGATACAGCTTTTAATAAAGTTAATGAAACTACAGGCGCTAGATTAAAAAAATCTTTTAATAGTCTTAAGAATGCAGGAATACAACTAGGAGATAGTTTAGCGCCAATGATAGAAAAAGTAAGTGGAGCAATACAAATTTTAGCAGAGAAGTTTAATAATTTAACTCCAGCACAGGCAGATATGATAGTTAAAATAGGATTAATGGTAGCTGCATTAGGTCCAGTTATAAGCATTGTAGGTAAGCTTATAAGTACAGGTGGCACTTTGGTTTCTACTATAGGAAAAGTTTCAACGGCTTTTGGAAAAGCTGGTGGTGCCAGTGCAGTATTAGGAAAAGCTTTTACTGCTTTAAAAAGTCCAATTGGAATTGCAGTAATTGCTATTGGTACAGTTATAACTATAGGTGTAGCTTTATATAAGAATTGGGACACTATAAAAGCTAAAGCTGCAGAACTTAAAAAAGCTATAAGTGAGAAATGGAATGAGATAAAACAAGTAACAACTGCTGTATTTACGAGCATAAAAGATTTTTTAAATAATATTTGGAATGGAATAAAGTCTGTTTTTACTAATTCTTTAAATTCTATAAAATCTGGCATAACTTCAGGATGGAATGGTATTAAAAATATAACCACAACAGTATGGAATAGTATAAAAACAATAATTTCAAATGTATGGAATGGAATTAAAAGTATAGTTACTAGCGCAGCTAATGGTATAAAAAACACAATCACTAGCATTTGGAATAGCATAAAAAGTGTTACTACTTCTGTCTGGAATGGTATAAAAACAGCCATAATAACACCAATTAATTCAGCGAAAAATATAGTTAAAAAAGCCGTAGATTCTATTTATGGTTTCTTTAAGAATCTTAGAGTACCAGAGATAAGAATACCTAAAATAAAGCTTCCTCACTTTAGTTTAAGAGGAGAGTTTAGTTTAATGCCACCGAAAGTACCAAAGTTTGATGTTAATTGGTATGCACAAGGTGGTATTTTTAATGCCCCAAGCATTATAGGAGTAGGTGAAGCAGGTACAGAAGCAGTTCTACCAATAGATAGATTAGATGAAATTATAGCTAAGTCTATAAAAAAGGCACAAGGATTAGGAGAAACTAATGGATTAACAGTACACATAGAAAAGGTTATTAATAATACAGAAAAAGATATAGAACAATTAGCCTATGAACTAGAGTTCTACAGACAACGTATTTCAATGGGGAAGGGAGGTAATTAAAATTTTAAGTTTTACTTTTGGAAATAAGAACAGCTATGATGATTTTGGAATAATAATATCAAAACGACCTTCTATTACTTCTCCTAAAAGAAGAATAACCTATATAGACATCCCAGATAAAAGTTCTAATCTAAAATTTGATGAAGGCACTTTTGAGGATGTAACAATATTAGTTGAATGCATAGTAAAATCAAAAGATAATTTAGCGGACAAAATAGATGAAATAAAAGCCTGGCTTATAAATACAGGAGAAAGTGATCTAATATTTAGTTTTCAACCTGATAAAAAATATATTGCACAGGTAGTAAATACGATTGATTTTAAGCAAGTTTTAAAATACACATCAAGGGTTCCTATAATATTTAATTGCAAGCCCTTTAAATATGGAGTTAAAGAAAAGATACTTACAATAACTAAAAATAATTCTACTATATGTAATGAAGGAACTTTTCAAAGTGAACCTGTAATTAAGGTTTATGGTAGTGGAGATATAAAATTAAAAATTAATGAAGATGAAGTTACTGTAAAAAATGTTGATGGATATGTAACTGTAGATTCTGTTTTAAAAGATTGCTATAAGGATGATGTTTTGAAAAATGGGGATATGATTGGAGAGTTTCCTATTCTTAAAGTTGGAGAAAATGTTGTGAGTTTTAGTGGAAATGTTAGTGAGGTGGAAGTTAGGATTAATGAAATGTGGGCATAGAATTGGTATATATTTGTATGTTATAATATTTTTGTAATTTATTGAATGAATCTAATATGATTTTACGAAATGGAGGTTTTTGTAAAATTTTGATAGGGGGAACAAATAATTATGGATTTTGTTGTTATTGATTTTGAAACTGCTAATGCAAGTAGAGACAGTGCATGTGCATTAGGAATTGTAGTAGTAAAAGATAATAAAATCACAGAAGAAAAAGATTGGTTGATTAGACCCAATAATTTAGATTTTGATCCTTGGAATTCTATGATACATGGAATAACAGAAGATGATGTAAAAAATAAACCTAAATTTAATGAGTTATGGAGAGATATTAAACCTTATTTAGAAGACCAATTAGTTATTGCTCATAATGCAAGTTTTGATATAAGTGTGTTAAGACATACATTAGATTGTTATGATATAAAATATCCAAATTTTACGTATTCATGTACAAGAATCATAGCTAAACAACATTATAAAGGATTAATTAATTACAAACTTAATACAATTGCAGAATACTTAGATATTGAATTTAAACACCATATAGCTTGTGAAGATGCTAATGCAACAGCTAAAATATTAATTCATATATGTGAAGAATTGAATATAAGTACTATAGAAGAATTAAATGAACATTTAGGTATAAAACTAGGAAGTTTATTCAAGGATGGATATAAACCTGCTTGTAAACAAAGTAAAAGTGGTAATGGTTTTGACATACATGAGATTAAGTGCCAAACAGATATTTTTGATGAAGCCCATCCTTATTTCAAGAAAACAATTGCTTTTACAGGAACATTAACAAGTATGAAAAGGCAAGATGCTATGCAAGAAGTAGTTAATATTGGTGGAATAGTTGGTAATGGAGTTACTAAAAAAACTAACTATCTTGTTATGGGAATACAAGATTATTCAAAATTTACAGATGGTGAGAAAAGCAGTAAGTTAAAAAAGGCAGAAGGACTAATAGAAAAAGGTCAAGACTTAGAAATTATATCAGAAGAAGAGTTTTTACAAATGCTATAAACATAGTATTTTGTAATATAAATGAAAGATAAATTATAAATGGTAGTTTAGCCTTTTTTATTGTAGAAAACTAAACTGACGGGAGGTGATAGATTGATATGCATCTACGACAAAAAAACCACAAAAGGAAACTTTGAAACTAATGGTCTTGGAGTTCTAGATGAAGTTATAAGCTGCTTTATTACAGAAGAACTTAATGGAGATTATGAACTAGAACTTGAATATTCAGCTAAGAGAAGAAAAGCAAAACACCTAGAAGAGTGGAACATACTTAAAGTAGATGGACAGCTTTTTAGAATTTATAGAGTTGAAAAGATAAGTAAAGAAATTAAGATAATAAAGGTGTGGGCAAAGCATATCTTCTATGACCTTCTGTATTACTTTATTGAAGATAGTAGAGCTGTAAATTGTAGTATAAAAACTGCTATGGAAAAAGCACTACCGGGAGATGTTAGTACTATATATAAAGTTGATAGTGATATTATTTTAGCTAATACTATCTACTTTGTTCAAACCAATCCTGTAGAAGCTATGTTTGGAATAATTAAAAGGTGGAAATGTGGAGAAATTAAAAGAGATAATTTTGATATAAAAATTCTAAAGAAAATAGGAAAAGATTCAGGAGTTTTAATAGCTCAAGGTAAAAATATTTTAGGGATTAAATTTAATTCTGATACAAAAGATGTTGTTACAAAGCTTTATCCAGTAGGTTACAATGGAATAAAACTTACTGAAAAGTATATAAATGTGCCTAACTGGAATAGTGATAAGTATCCACCTTTTCCTATAGTTAAAAAGATTCAATTCAAAGAAGCTGAGGATGAAGTAACCTTAAGAACTATGGCAAAAGAAAGTATAAAAACCATAGGACTTAGTAAGGTAAATATTGAAGTGGATTTTATAGAACTTAGTAGGACTAAAGAATATGAAAAATATAAACATCTACAAAAGGTTAATGTAGGAGATAGAGTTATTGTAAGATACAAAGATTTTGATATGGATATTAAAGTTCCAGTTATAAAAATTAGGAAAGATGTATTAAGAGGGTTAAATGTAAAAGTAGAACTAGGGCAACCTAAAGATAATATTTTAAATCAAATGGATACTTCTGAAATTAAAACAACTGTAGATGAACTTGGAAACAAGGTAGCAGAAACACTAACATCTATGCTTTATTATGCAAATCCAGTAGAGTTTATAGTTGGTACAAGCAAAATACAACCTGTATATTTGGGGATATCTGCAGTAGCATCAACAAATCTTTCAATGAATCTTTCATTATATTGTATAGCAAATGAAGAATGTACACTTACCATTCAAATTCAACTAGATAGAGAAGACATCACTTTTACCCCAAAGCAAAAACTTTTAAAAGGAGATAATGTTGTAGGAATACCTATAGGAATACCACAAGTTAAATGTGGTGCTCACTATTTAGGTATTTTTTTATGCGTTGATACAGGAAGTATGAAAATACCAAAGTTTAATTTGCAATGTATGGTGGATGGAAGAAATCTTCAGGGTGGACTAAGTTCAGAGCCACCTCATGCAGAAGTTAAGGAATATCAACCACTTGTTAATATTAATGGTTTGTATTTTCAAAAATTACAAGTAGGAAATCAGATCATAACATTTAAAGAACCTATACCAGTTATATTTGGTGAACATATGACTTTAAATAATAATTTATTTAGGGATAAAGAAATTACAGTAAATTATAATATAAGCTTTAAATAAAAAATTTCTACCTAATTATGTATATCTAAAATTTAATATGAAAGGGGATGATAATTTGAGTTTTAGAGAAAGCATATCATATAGTAAAGATTTTTTAACAGGTAGAAAGATTGAAAAAGTAAAGCAGAAATTAATAATGCCTGTTCAAGGAATAGCTACAGTAAAACTTTATGATGATTTAACTGGAAAGCAAGTTTATGAGGCAAAAAGTGAAAACAGAATAACAGCAGTTTTAGCAAATTCAGCTTTTTTAGATGGGTTTTATTATCCAATGCTTGAAAATAATCAAGAATATTTATTGAAAAAGATTTTTACAACCTATCCTTTTAGAGTGTTATCTTTGACTACAGGGGATATACCAGAAGATCCTTATGATTACTTTACATGGGGCAATATAGTAGGTTATGCTGATGCATGGTACACATATAGTGGAGATTCAGAAGTTATAGGTACTGTAAATAAAGGAGAATGGTCTAGAACTAATAAAGATGGAAAAGGGACAAAGCATTTTGTTTTTGATTTCCCAACTCATGCTGCTAATGGAACATTTAAAAGTATTTATTGGTCTGGAGGACAAAGAGATGATTCAAGTGCTCAAAAGCCTAATATAAATGATATGTATAAAAAGAGAATTATAAAAGAAGAAAGGTATTCAATACCCTATTATAATTTATGCACTGATAAAAATAATCTTTATGCTCTAGAACCAAATAAAACTATGGTTAATGTATATGATAAATTTAGTATTGAGAAAAAAAGTAATGCTTCATTATCCATTGCATCTAAAGCTATAGACTATGATGGAGCAAATTTTTGGGTACTTATAAATGATGGCTCATTTAAAAAACTTGATAAGAGTTTTAATATAATAGAAAGCTACCCCAAAAGTGCTAAAGTTCCAGATAATTTAGTTTATGGTGTTGAATATTTTGATATTGCTGTTACAGAAAGTAATGTATATATAACTTATAAAGGATGTATTAATAGAAATGGAAACAGTATAGATTATAGAAGCTGCATAGTTATGTATGATAAGGATGGTACATTTGTTAAAAAAGCAGAAGTTTATACGGGAACTAGTAGTAGATTATTTATTACTAGAATTCCTAATAATAAGTTATATGTAATAGTTAATGGTAGAAGTGCTATTCAACTAGATATGGATTTAAGCATTTATGGAAGTATAGATTTTGGGTACTATAGTTATTATAGTATAACTTGGGATAAGGATACCCAAACTTTATTTGCTTTTAATGATCGTAGTTATGGAAGTTTAAATGAGTATTATATAGTTCCAGCTTCAGCACATACACTTCTTCCAGAACCAGTAACAAAAACACCAGTAAATACAATGAAAATTCAATATGATTTCACCTGTGATTATGTTAATCCATTAGACATGCCTACTCATTAGTTTGAGTAGGTTTTAATTATGTAAGAAGGAGGCGTTGACAATGAAAAATATTATTGAAATGGTACAAATGATATTTGCATCCATAGGTGGATGGATTGGATGGATGCTTGGAGGAATTGATGGATTCTTATATGCACTTATAGCTTTTGTTGTTATTGATTATTTAACTGGAATTATGGCTTCAATTCTTGAACAAAAGCTATCTAGCGAAGTAGGGTTTAGAGGAATATTTAAAAAGGTACTTACTTTTGTTTTGGTAGGAGTAGCTCATATAATTGATTATTACCTTATAGGCAGTGGTAGTGCAATTCGTACCGCTGTTATATTTTTTTATATATCAAATGAAGGAATCAGTATCTTAGAAAATACAGCAAAGATAGGACTGCCAATACCAGATAAGTTAAGGAATGTTTTAGAGCAGTTAAAGGAGGAAAAGAAAAATGGCTAGATTATGTTTTGATTATGGGCATGGAGGAGAAGATAGTGGTGCATGTTATAAAGGAAGAAAAGAAAGTAATGATGTATTAAGCTTAGGTAAAGCTGTAGCTGAAAAGGTCAGAAGGCATGGAGTTACTGTTGATGAAACAAGAACTAATGATATTACAGTTAGTTTAAGGGAAAGAAGCAATTTTGAAAACAGAAATAATTATAATTATTTCATATCTTTTCATAGAAATGCTTATAAACCGCAGAAAGCAAATGGTGCTGAAGCTTACACTTATTTAAGTGCAAGTACAAAAGCTAAAGCACTGGCAGAAAAAATACAAGCTGGACTTGTAGAGATTGGTTTTACTAACAGAGGAGTAAAGACAGCTAATTATCATGTGCTAAGAGAAACTAGATGTCCAGCAGTTTTAATTGAAATTGGGTTTATTGATAATAGTGTGGATAATAATATTTTTGATTCTAAAAGAAATGAAATTATTAGAGAAATAGCCAAAGCTATATTATCTCAGTTAGGCATAGGATATAAAGAAAATAAATCTAATGAAGCAATAGCTCAGCAAAAGCAGCAAGCCACAAGTGGACAAACTCTTTATAGAGTTATGGCAGGTTCTTATGCTGTTAGAGATAACGCAGAAAAGCAAGTTGAAAAATTAAAGAAGGCTGGATTTGACGCTACAATTATGGTTTTTAATAAGTAAAAGAGTTCACCTTTAAATAGCTTGACTTCTATCAAGTTCAGAGTGATATATAGTAGTACAAATTTGATAGAAAGGAGGATTTACAGTGCGTGTAAGGATTATAGAGCCTACTTTAAAAACTGAAAAAGTAAAGAAAAAAGTATGTGCTTATGCAAGAGTTTCAACAGATAGTCAAAAGCAAGATGAATCATTAGAAAATCAAATACAATATTATGAAAATCTTATATTAAATAATCCAGACTATGAGTTTATAGGAGTGTTTGCAGATAGAGGAATAACAGGAACTACTGAAGATAGACCGGAATTTCAAAGTATGATGAACTTTTGTAGACAAGGAAAGATAGACTTAATTATTACTAAATCAATATCTAGATTTGCAAGGAATACCGCTATAGTTTTGGAAACTGTAAGAGAACTGAAATTACTAAACATAGAAGTGAGATTTGAAAAAGAAAATATAAATACTTTGTCAGGGGATGGTGAGTTAATGCTTACTGTCCTTTCTTCTTTTGTCCAAGAAGAAAGTAAAAATGTAAGTGATAACATCAAATGGAGAATGAGAAAGAAGTTTCAGCAAGGAGAAATGATTATAAATACTAAAAGATTTTTGGGGTATGACAAGGATGAGTATGGAGATTTAGTGATAAATCCTAAAGAGGCTGAGGTGGTAAAAAGAATTTTTAATGAATACTTAAGTGGAAAAGGCTGTTTTACAATTGCAAAAGGTCTTAGAGAAGAAGGAGTTCCTACAGTGGCTGGTGGAACATGGAGAGATAGTACTATTTTAAGAATACTAAAGAATGAGAAGTATAAAGGGGATGCATTACTTCAAAAATATTATACATCAGATCATTTAAGAAAAAAGAAAGTTAGGAATAATGGAGAAGTTGATAGCTATTACATTGAAGATAATCATGTGCCAATAGTTTCAAGAGAAACGTGGGAAGCTGTTCAAGAAGAAATTAAAAATAGAGCTAAGGATAAAGGAATTGTTTCAGGAGATACAAAAAAATATAAGAGAAGATATCCACTAACAGGAATGCTTTACTGCAGTAAATGTAGTTCTACCTTAAGAAGAAGAACATGGAACAGCAAATTAAATTGTAAAAAGATAGTATGGCAATGTAGTAACTATATTAAAAACGGAAAGAATGCTTGCAGGGGAACTTCAATAGATGATGAGACTATAAGCAAGCTTAATATAAAAGAAGAAACTGTAGTAAAGGAGGAGATTAGAAATGGCAAGAAGTATTACAGTTATACCAGCAAGAGAACACAGAACCAACATAGCGCAAACAATAGAGTCGCACAAAAAGAGAATGGCAGCGTATTGCAGGGTATCAACAGACCAAGCAGAACAGTTATCAAGCTATGAAGCACAGGTAAATTACTATACTAATTTTATAAATAATAGTCCTGAATATGAAATGGTAAAAGTCTATGCTGATGAAGGAATTTCAGGAACTAATACTAAAAAGAGAGAACAATTTAATGAAATGATTAAGGATTGTAAGTTAGGAAAAATAGATATAATTATAACAAAATCTATATCAAGGTTTGCTCGTAATACTTTAGATTGCTTAAATTATGTAAGAATGCTTAAAGAACTTGGCATTGGAGTTATTTTTGAAAAGGAAAATATAAACACATTAGATGGTAAAGGAGAGGTTTTAATTTCCATTCTCGCAAGCTTGGCTCAAGACGAAAGCAGAAGCATCAGTGAAAATTCAACATGGGGAATAAGAAGAAGATTTGAACAAGGAAAGCTTCATATAAACCACAAAAAATTTTTAGGATATGATAAAGATGAAGAAGGTAATCTTATAATCAATGAGAAACAAGCCAAAATTGTAAGAAGAATTTATAAAGACTACTTAGATGGAAAAGGTACAAATAGGATAGCAAAGGAACTTGAAGAAAAAGGAATTAAAGGCTGGAATGGAAAGGCTAAATGGTATGAAAGCACTATAAGAGGGATATTAACAAATGAAAAATATAAAGGAGATGCGCTACTGCAAAAGACTTATACAGTAGATTTTCTTACTAAGAAAAGGGCAGAAAACAATGGAGAAGTTCCACAGTATTATGTGGAAGAAAGCCATCCAGCAATTATAGATAAAGAGATGCATGCCGCAGTTCAGCTTGAGATGGAGAGAAGAAAAACCTTTGCTAAAGAACATGGCATTGTAAAAGTAGATTATGCTACAGTAACCAATCCTTTTGCAGGAAAAGCTATTTGTGGGCACTGCGGCAGTGTTTTTGGGAGAAAGGTTTGGAATTCTACAAATGAAATACGTAGGAGAATTGTTTGGAGATGTAATAAAAGATATATAGAAAAAGGTAAGAAAGGCTGCAATAATAAGCATATAGATGATAAGGTTTTATACCAAGCTTTTATAGATACTTTTAATGCTATGATTGAAAATAAAGATTACTTCATGGAGAAGTGGAAGGAACATTTAAAAAGTGAGAATGTTTTAGTTAGATATAAGGCAAAGCAGTTCGTGGGAATTTTAAAAAATGCAAAACCAATAAAACAATTTGATGAGGATTTGTTTTTTAGGATAGTAGAGAAGATGACGGTGTTTGATGGAGAGAAGATTATTGTAAGTTTGCTTGATGGGACGGAGATAGAAGTTATAATTGAATAATAAAATAAGAGGCTGATTGTGATAATTTTTATCATAATCAGTCATTTTTTTCTTTATTAAATAGAAAAAGGAATAAAATAATGAGTATAATTGAAATAGAAAGATGTTTCATAATAATTTTAAGAAGAAATGGAGGGGAGAAAATGCTGAAATTGGAGGAGTATATTTCAAAGAGAAAAAAGGAGGATAGAATTGATGAATTTGACTTTAAGAAACATTCAGAGAATATGGCGAGTGTTATAAAATATGTAACAGATTATTTTAATAATTATTTAAATTTAGAGGATTACGATTATAAGCAAACAAAAATACAACAAACAGGAGAGAAGTTTAAGAAGGATATACAAAAAATATATCCAGAAACATATGACTATATAATCTCATACTATTTAGATAATAAAAAACGATTGGATAAATATATTGCTAAAGCTTATGAAGAAATTAAAGACAGTGAGTTGTTTTATAAAGAAGAGGATTATGATAGGGTTGCTGAGTATGTTATTGAAAAAAAATTAAATGTTCCTATGAATGAAACATTATGTCATAAATTATCTGTGATGGCACGAGAATATAAAAAACATGAAAATGAATGTCCATCTATTTCTGAAATGAAGGAACTTGATAATGCACTAGTGGATTGGGTAAAGTGTGTATTTAGAAAATATAATGTGAATTTATTGAATTATGCAAGTGAGATAGCATATCATTACTACGAAACTTATGTGGTTACAGAATATGATAGAGATACAGATACTTTTTATCATATAAATAAGTACGACTATAGATATCAAGAAAATCCATTTGATATTAATACTATTTATGCTAGAAATGAGCATAGGGAGTTTATTAAGGATAATAAAGGTGAACTTGAAATGCTAATAATGTATTGTTGGTTAAATGATGAAATAAGAGATTTAGATTATTGGCCAGAATATGTTCAACTTTGCATTGATTCAAATAGGGTAAAGTTATCAAAAAGAAAGCGTGTATTTATACCAGTTCAGATTTCTAATATTAATTACCCACCTGAAATAGTAACTTCAGGTAAATATATTGAAACAGTTAATGGTTTAATTGAGAAAGATCCAGGAAAAGATTATATATTAAGGATAGCTTATCGAAAGAACAATGATGAAATATGGAAAGATAAAATGTTATTAGAATCTATAATTAAGAATATACAAAGTAGCTTTAAAAGATACGGAACTCCTAGTCTTGTAGAATTTCAATCCCCATATAAAACAGTAGGATATAATAAGGAAAAGTTTTTTGATAGTTATCAGGTATTCGAGAAAGGTTTACGTAGATTTACCAATACTAAAATAGCTATAATAAATGGAAATATGAAAGGAAGTAAAGGAAAAGAATTTTTATTTTCAAATATAGATGACATTATTAAATTACATAATACCTGCAAACAATTAAATCTAAGATTAAAACTATCAGTGGATTTTACTGATAGTAATAGAAAAAATATTTTAAAGGAAAAAATTGAAGAAACAATTAATGCTTTATCTTCAATGAGAAGTTTTATAGTGGGAATTCATTTTAATAGTATTGATTCTTGGAGTAATTATAGGGGAATATATGATGAAGACAGTAAACATGCATATATGAGTGTCCATGAATATCCAACAGTATCAACTTTTATGCAGGGGCTGGCTACTATTGTACAGGATAGTAAAGTACGATATTTAATTCCAGAGAAAGTTAAAAATGAAGATGTACTTGAAGGTTTAATAGATATACTGTATCGTGCTGGGTTTAGTTTTAAAAAAGGTGGTAATGTTAATGAAAAGTAGTGGAGCAATAGATATATATGATGAAACTGAATTTTACTCATGGGTTAAAATGATTAATGTTACATTAGCAGAAAAGAATTATTGCAATATGATTGAAGAGCATAGTAGTGAGATGAATAATAGGAAGAATATAAATAAAGACAAGTATTTAGAAAACCTACCTTTTAGTATAAGATGGAAGCTGAAAGGGGAAATTTACACTTACTCAAATGTAAGAAAAACAGTTGTATTAGATATAAGTACTTCAGAAAAAACAAGAGATAAAGCATATAGATTTATGAGTACTTTTATAAGTTGCATTTCTAAAATTGGTGGCGGAGTATATGTTGAGAATATGCAGAACGATGACAATACAATGTTTACATTATTAGAAAGTAGGTACAAATGTAGCTTATATGAAAAGCAAGTTAAGTTAAGGGATAAGATAAAAATAGGGGAAAGAAAAATGAGACCTTTATATGACTTGGAATATACTGGTGATTTGTGTTTTGAAGTCTTTGGTGAAGAAATAAATAAAAAGGATACTTGGGAATTATTACAGACTATAGAGTTTTATAAATCAGATACTATAGAAAGTAAATTGATAGATTTGTTTTATAAACTAAGAGAAGACGCAATATCTAAAAAGATTATTATAGATCAAGAGATGGCAAAGCAACAACAAGAGAGGGAAAAAGAAATTAAACAATGGGAAGAAGAGAAGATACGTGAAGATCAAGCCCATAAAGAAAAAGAAAAATTACTAAAGAAACAAAAAATGCAAGAAAAAATAAAAAACCATATTGATAAATGGGAGAATATTAATAAAGTCTTAGAGTATGTTAATGATTTACGTCATATGTCAGGTATCAGTGATAATGAAAGAAAACTAATTTTAAAGTATTGTGATTATGTTGAAAAGACCTATAGTAAATCAGAATTTTATAAAGAAGTTTTAGAATTTTCGCAAAAATCAGAATTCTAAAGGAGAGATACAAATGAAAATAACTATAAAAGATACTAATTTAGTTGATAAAGAGTTAGACAAAAAGATTCGTAAACAATTAAAAGATAAAGTTCAAGAATTTGATGAAAACAGAAGATATACCATGGATTTACAATTTCCCGAAGATTTTATTATATATGAGTCTGAAATAAATTCATATGAGATACCAGAAGAGTCTTTGCCACTATATCAAAGGGGAAAAGAATTAAAAGGCAAAGAGAAAATGTATGAATTATTAAGTTATCGAATTGATACTGTTATAAATATAGTTAAGGAATATAGAATAAGATTAGGGAATTGTGGTATTAAAGGAATGCCATTTATGGAATTTAATAAAATAGAACTATGTTTTTCAGAGGAAGATGTGCAGTTAGATAATAAATGCAAACGAAAAAAGGATAAGGAAATCACGGTTATTACAGTAATGCCAAGTTTTTCAGGGTTTATTAAAAATCTTGAATCTGCTCTCAAGGATATTGAAAATAGAATAGAAACAGAATTAGAGAATGTATTTGATGATAAAAAAGAATACGATAAATATAAATCACTTGTTGATAAATTTGAGTTATATAATATATTAAGTGATTTGAAAAAAGAATATGGGGAAATGTGGATATATTCAAGGGAACATAAATCAGAATTGAAAAAGAAGTTTATAGAGACAATAGAAATTAAAGCTGGAATTGTTTCAGATGATATATTAAAAGAGCAGATATTACAACCACTTGAGTTTAAAACAGTTGTAATATGTGAAATTCCTGTTTGTAAAATAATTAAGAAAAATACTGGAGTAAATAAGTGTATTGGGCATATTAGATTATTAACAAATGGAAGAATAATTAATGTTAAGTATCAACCACATAGTAAGCCATATGTAATACCAGATGAAGTTTTTGAAGAATGCATTGTTAGTGTCACATCTGAAAACAACAATAAAAAATTACTTAAGATAATAGAAGAACTTGTTAATAAGGTTGATGAAATCTGCCAAGAGTTTGGATATGTACTTGAAAAGGATATAATTCACAATGTAATAGGATATATGGATATAAAGAGTGTTATAAAAAAAGTTAGAGAAGCATAAAGAAGAATATGCTAAGTGTACATGAGGTAAGTTAAAAATGAGCAAAGATAAAGCATTGTTTTGCAAAAAAAATTTACTTAAATATATGGAAGAATTTTTAGATAATAAAATTACTCAATAGGAATACTATGAACTGATGAAAAGATGTTATTCAGAGCATGAAGATTTATTAAAAAAGTATTATGCTAATTTTAATGAAAAATTCATGGAAGCAGTTCCAGATGCTTGCTTGTATTATATAGATGAACCAGGATTAGAGGATAGTATTAAGAGAGAATTATCTAGAAATGAAATTATTAGTTTATATAAAGTTTTAATTGAACTATAATTAAATTATTTTTTGACTTCTTATTCAATTTGAGTGATGAATACTCAAAAAGGAGTGATAAGGTAATGACAGATGAACAAAAAGAAAGAATTAAGCAGATGCGTCAACAAGGTATAGGATATAAAAAGATAGCAAATCAAATCGGCTTATCAAGAGATTCTGTAAGGGGATATTGTAGGAGACATGGTTTAGATGGCTTAGGTGAAGAGATAGCAATGCAGCATAAGATATTAATGCAAGAAGAATTCATATATGTACTTTGTCTTCAATGTGGCAAAGAAATCAAGCAGAATGCTACTGGGCGAAAGAGAAAATACTGCAGTATGGAATGTAAGAGAGTGTGGGACAAAACACATCGTAAAGCATTTGATCTAGAATGTGCATACTGTGGAAAAAAGTTTAAGTCTTTAGGTATTAAGCATCTTAAGTATTGTAGTAGAGATTGCTACATTAAAGATAGATTTTGGAGAAAAGAAGATGCTCAAGAAATTGCTGATAAAATTCTAGAGTTTAAAAAGGTTAACAAATTACCTAAGTGGCTTAAAAAATTATTGCTTGGAGATGAAGAAGAATAGGTTTTTAGGGGGGCGAAGCTAGAGTATTTTTCAATATGCTAAATTAGAAAAGATAGCAACAGGGGTATTGCAAATCGAGTATTTGCCCCAATTTTAGCCTTACCCCCCTTACTATAAAAAGACCTAGAGGGTCACTAAGAAATATTTGCCAAATTGTATTTAGAGCTTGTCTACACACACATTGAGTGCGTAGTAAAGCTTAAAAGGAAACACAAGTAGAAGCATTGGTATAACTGGGGTTAGAGAATAGTAAAAAGGGGATATGTTTCTTGATATGGGGTTAGGAAACAGTTCTTTTGTCAAAAATTATAGAAAATATAAAAAAATAGGGTTATAATATAATTGCATTGGTGTAGGCTGATGCAATTATTTTTTTAGTTATTTGTTTTGTTATACAATTATGTGGATTGGGGATGAGAAAATTGAAATCTAATTTTTGTTTTTTAGAAGAAAGATGGCCTTTGCTTACTTCCATTGGAAGTACAGCTGAAAAGTATATTTATACAGATTCAAATTCTTGCTTGATAAAATTGGGTCAATTTGCTGAAGCGATTGTACATCTTATGTTTAAGTTAGATGGCATTAATGAGCCAGATAAAGAAAATACAAATGATAATAGGATAAAAATTCTAAAAAAAGAAGGATTAATTACTAAAGATATAGATGACATTCTTTTTGCTCTAAGAAAAACTCGTAATGTAGCTGTACATGATCTATACGAATCTATAGAAAAATCAAAGATACTTGTAGAATTTGCGTATAAGCTTGGGGTATGGTTTATGCAAACTTATGGTGATTGGAATTATGAACCTAAAAAGTTTGTTATACCTGAGGATACAAGTAAAGAAATAGATTTTGAAACAATTATTAAAGTACAGGAAGAAAAGATAAAGGAACTTAATGAAAAACTTCAAAGTAAATCAGCAAATTTTAGTGAAGATAATATATTAAATGGAAAAGTAATTTCAATAGCTGATAGAAGAAAAAGAAGTTATTCATCTGCTGACAAAATAAATCTTTCAGAAAAGGAAACACGTTATTTAATAGATGAACAACTAAGAAAAGTTGGTTGGGAAGTTGATACTTTAAATATTAGGTATTCAAAAGGAACACGACCACAAAAAGGAAGGAATTTAGCTATAGCAGAATGGCCAACTGATTCAACTGTTGGAAAAAGAGGAGCTGCTGACTATGTTTTATTTGTTGGTACACAATTGGTAGGGGTTATTGAAGCAAAACGTCATTTTACTGATATACCTTCAGTTATTGATTATCAATGTAAAGATTACGCAAGGAATATAAAAAAGGAAGATTCTAAATATCTTATTGGAAAATGGGAAGAATATTCTGTACCATTTTTGTTTGGAACTAATGGAAGGAAGTATTTAAAACAGCTTGAAACTAAATCAGGTATATGGTTTTTAGATGCTCGTAATTCTGCCAATATTCCAAAAGCACAACAAGGATGGCCAAGCCCAGATGGACTAATGGAATTGCTTGAAAAAGATATTAATAAAGCAGATGAAGAATTAAAAACTACAGGCTATGAACTTTTAACTGATAAAGATGGTCTTAATCTTAGAGAGTATCAAGTTAATGCCATTAAAGCAGTTGAAAAGGCAATTATTGATGGTGAAAGAAATGATAAAGGAGAAGTTGTTGATGGAAAGCAAAAGGTGCTTATATCCATGGCAACAGGAACTGGAAAAACAAGGACCATTTTAGGAATGATTTATCGTTTTATAATCACCAAAAGATTTAAAAGGATATTGTTCTTAGTAGATCGTACTTCACTTGGTGAGCAAGCACAAGATGTATTCAAAGAAGTAAAACTTGAAGATTTACAAACTCTTGATGAAATTTATAATATAAAGAAACTTGAAGATAAAGAAATAGATAAAGAGACAGTAATACATGTTGCTACAGTACAAAGTATGGTTAAAAGGATTATGTATAATGAAGGCGAAACAATGCCAGCAGTTACTGATTATGATTTGGTAATTATTGATGAAGCTCATAGAGGCTATATTCTAGATAAGGAAATGAGTGAAGATGAGCTTTTATATAGAAACCAAGATGATTATGTAAGTAAATACAAGACTGTAATCGAATATTTTGATGCAGTAAAAATAGCACTTACTGCAACACCTGCTCTTCATACTACTCAGATATTTGGTAAACCTGTTTTTAACTATTCTTATAGGGAAGCAGTAATAGATGGCTATTTAGTTGATCATGATGTACCACATAAGCTCGGCACAAAACTTAGCACAGAAGGAATTCACTATAATAAAGGAGAAACAGTTGCAATATATGATCCTGTTACGGGAGAAATTACCAATAGTAATGAATTAGAAGATGAATTAAACTTTGATATTGAAACATTTAATAGACGGGTTATAACAGAACCATTTAATAGAACTGTCTTAGAAGAAATATCACGATATATCAATCCAGAAGGTGATGGAAAAACATTAATATATGCAGTTGATGATTCCCATGCTGATCTTATAGTAAAAATATTAAAAGAAATATATGAGGAATATGGTGTTGATAACAATGCTATAATGAAAATTACAGGTTCAGTTGGCGGGGGAAATAAGAAAAAGGTTTTAGAGGCTATAAAGAAATTTAAAAATGAAAAATATCCAAGTGTGGTAGTTACAGTAGATCTTCTAACAACTGGTATTGATATTCCAGAAATAAATACATTGGTATTTATGCGTAGAGTAAAATCAAGAATTCTTTATGAACAAATGAAAGGACGTGCTACACGTCTTTGTCCTAAAATAGGAAAAACACATTTTGAAATATTTGATCCTGTTGGTGTTTGGGAATCCATAGAGCCATTAAGTACAATGAAACCAGTAGTAGCTAATAAAGCTGCTACCTTTGATGATTTAATTAATGGACTTGAAGTATTAGAAACAGTGGAGCAAAAGAAGAATGCTATAGATATAATAATAGGTAAGATTCAAAGAAAGAAGAGAAATCTAAATGAAAAAGATTTAGAACACTTTGAAAGTCTTTCGGGTGGTAAAAATCCTAATGAGTTTATAAAAGAGATACAGTCTATTGGAATAGAAAAGGCTGAAGAACTTATTTTAAAAAACAAAAAGTTATTTGAAATGTTAAATGAAGAGAATTATGGTACAGTAAAACCTGTTGTAATTTCATTTAAAAAAGATGAACTTGTATATCACACAAGAGGTTATGGTAAAGCAGAAAAACCAGAAGATTATATAGATGAATTTAAAAGGTTTATAGAAGAAAATAAAGATAAAATAGATGCTTTAAATATTGTGTGTACAAGACCAAAGGAACTTACACGTAGCACATTGAAAAATTTAAAATTAGAACTTGACAGATATGAATTTACTGAAGTAAATTTAAATACAGCATGGAAAGAACTTAGTAATGAGGATATTACAGCAGATATTATTACTTTTATCCGTAAACTTGCTGTAGGATTACCACTTGTTAGTCATGAAGAAAGAATAAAAAATGCTGTTAGTAAGCTAAAGAAAAATCATGATTTTAGTAAAATAGAATTAGATTGGCTAAATAGAATTGAAAAACAACTATTAAATGATAGTATATTAAATGAGGAAACTTTTAATACAGGTGCTTTTCAAACAAAAGGCGGTTATAAATTTATAAATAAAATATTTAGGAACAAACTAGATGAAATCATATTAGAGATTAATGAATATCTATATGAGGATTGGAGCGCATAATTTATGAATAATCAAGAAATAGTGTCAAAACTTTGGAATTTATGTAATGTACTTCGTGATGATGGAATTACTTATCACCAGTATGTAACTGAGCTTACATATATATTATTCCTTAAGATGATGAAGGAAACAGGAAATGAAAAAAACATTACAGATAGCATAGTTAAAAGAAAAAAGGATAAGTCATTAGAGATAGATACTTACAGTTGGGATACGCTTGTTAAAAAGCAAGGACTTGAACTTAAACGATATTATAATAATATCTTAGGTGAATTTGGTGAAAACTGTAAAGGAAGAATAAGAGAAATATATTTAGGTGCAAGATCTAATATTGAAGAACCTAAAAACCTTGAAAAAATAATAAAATCTATAGATGATCTTGATTGGTATTCAGCAAAAGAAGAAGGGCTTGGAAATCTTTATGAAGGACTTTTGGAGAAAAATGCTAATGAGAAGAAATCAGGTGCAGGTCAGTATTTTACTCCACGTGTATTAATAGATGTAATGGTAAAGCTAGTTAATCCACAGGCAGGAGAACTTTGCAATGATCCAGCTTGTGGAACTTTTGGATTTATGATAGCTGCTGATAAGCACATAAAAGAAAATACTGATGATCTTTTTGCATTAGAATTTGAGGAGCAAGAATTTCAGAAAAGAAAAGCTTTTACAGGATGTGAATTAGTTCATGATACCCATAGACTTGCGCTAATGAATGCAATGCTACATGATATTGAGGGAGAAATAATTTTAGGGGATACTCTTTCAAATGTTGGCAAGAGTATGAAAGGTTTTGATGTAGTGCTTACAAATCCACCATTTGGAACTAAAAAAGGTGGAGAACGTGCTACAAGAGATGATTTAACTTATCTTAGCTCAAATAAACAATTAAACTTTTTACAGCATATATATAGATCACTTAAATCAGACAATAGGGCAAGGGCAGCAGTTGTATTGCCAGACAATGTGCTTTTTGCAGATGGTGATGGAACAAATATTCGTGCTGATTTAATGGATAAATGTAATCTGCATACAATATTACGTTTACCTACAGGGATTTTTTATGCCCAAGGAGTAAAAACAAATGTACTATTCTTTACTCGTGGAAAAACTGAAAGAAATAATACTAAAGAAGTCTGGATATACGACATGCGTACTAATATGCCGAGTTTCGGAAAAACAAATTCATTAAAAGAAGAACATTTTTATGGCTTTATAAAAGCTTACACAGTTGAAGATAGAACAAAGATACAAGATGAACGTTTCTCAGTGTTTACTAGAGAGCAGATAAAAGAAAAAAATGATAACCTTGATTTAGGCTTAATTCGTGACGATAGTGTACTTGATTATGAAGATTTACAAGATCCAATAGAAAGTGGAGAAGAAATAGCAGCTCAGCTTGAAGAAGCTATGGATTTAATTATGAGTGTGGTTAAAGAACTTAAGAATTTAGGTGGTGACAAGTAATGGCTAAGAAGAAAGAAAAGTTGTCACTGGAGGAATTGTTGGAGCAGGCGTTAGTTAATGAGGAAGATATGCCTTATGAAGTGCCGAGAAATTGGGTGTGGACTAGGCTAGATTATATTAATAATTTTACAAGAAAATCAGTTGATCCAAGTAAAGATGAAGATAAAATATTTGAGTTATATAGTGTACCGAGTTGTGATAATAATTACCCTGAAATTGTATGTGGAAAGGAAATTGGTTCAACAAAGCAAAAAGTGTCAAAAGGAGATGTATTGCTTTGTAAAATTAATCCACGAATTAATAGAGTATGGATAGTGTCTGAGCATACTGAACATAAGCTAATAGCATCATCAGAATGGATTGTAATAAGTAACAATATATTAAATTCTAAATATTTAATGTTGTGTTTAAAATCTAAATATTTTAGAGAATATTTATTATCTAATGTATCAGGAGTTGGAGGCTCATTGATGAGAGCACAACCTAAATTTGTAAAAGAATATCCAATTCCTATTCCGCCTCTTACAGAACAGCAACGAATTGTAGAATTTATTGACCAATTATTTAAAAAACTAGATACAGCAAAGAAACTTGTACAAAATGTTTTAGATTCCTTTGAAAATAGGAAAGCTGCTATTCTTTACAAAGCATTTACAGGTGAGTTGACTGCTAAATGGAGAGAAGAAAACAAAACTAGCAAAAATAGTGTTTTAACTGAAGTCTTAGCATATTATATGGAGAGCGGAGTTAAGAAAAATATAAATAATATACTTAAATATCAAGATTCAATTGTTGAGATTAATAATATTGAAAATAGTTTATGGTATAAATGTTCAATTGGTGCAATAGGAGTAGTTTCAAATGGAAGTACTCCATCTAGACAAAATCTTAATTTTTGGAATGGCAATATTTCTTGGGTAAGTTCAGGTGAAGTAAAAAACAATATAATAGAAACAACAAAGGAAAGAATTTCACAGTTTGGATATGATAACTCATCAGTAAAGATGTTACCAGTAGGAACAGTATTGATTGCTATGATTGGGGAGGGCAAAACAAGAGGACAAAGTGCGATATTAAACATTGAGGCTACAATAAATCAAAATATTGCAGCTATTGATTTGAGTCATAAGATGGTAGAAGCAAAATTTATTTGGTATTGGTTGCAAAAGCAATATGTAAATAATAGAGAAAAAGGTAATGGAACAGGTCCTCAGGCTCTCAACTGTCAGAGGGTTCGCGAACTAGATTTTATTCTACCACCATTAGCAGAACAAAAAGAAATAGTCAGAATACTAGATAATCTATTAGATAATCAACAACGTGCAAAAGAACTTTGTGATGTTATAGAAAAAATAGAATTAATGAAAAAGTCTATTTTGTCTCGTGCATTTCGTGGAGATCTTGGGACCAATGATCCTGATGAAGAAAGCGGTGTTGAGTTATTGAAAGAAGTATTAAAAGAAAAGCTTTAA